GCGTGACTGGAGTTCAGACGTGTGCTCTTCCGATCTCCAAGGCACGATGGAATATTGGACACAGATATTCCAGGAAGCTGATGATAGGGTTTTGAAGGTGATGAATGTCGGCCTTGGAGAGGACGGTAATACCTATATCTACCTTGTTACACAAAACGGTGTATTGTTTACGGAAGATGAATTGGGTGTGCTTCTTGAAAAAGTGAAGTCAAAATTCTCCATTTCCGAAATTGACCTGAACGGAGATGTAATCGGAATACGTCTACGCAATGCCAAATGGATGATTGTAGGAGGTGAAACAGGTATAGACTTCCGTGTGGAACTTAGTTCGGAATATCAGACAGCCGAAGTAAGACGAAATGTTCAAGTGGCATTGACCAAATATCTTGACTTCCGTTTTTGGGATGCAGGAAAGACGGTTCAGTGGGATGATTTGCTCTCTGTTGTGAAAAATGCGGAAGGTGTGAAATATGTTCCCGATGAATACTTCAATCCAAGATATGATATGGAGGTTCCAATCAATCAGCTTCCAAGAATACAGGGATTCAGAATGAGGGATTTACAGGGTAATATCCTGTATGATTCAAACCAAACACTTTCGTCCTATTTCTATCCTGCAAGTGAGGGGGATAAGATTGTGTCACAGATAGGAACAGGCATTACCTATCTTGCATCATTTAAGGTTGTAAACACAAGAAACAATCCTGTTCCTGATGCAACAATCTCTATCGGAAACTCTGTTATCACAACTGACAGTAAGGGTACGGCAAACATTCTTCTTGAAAACGGAGAATACAATTATACGCTTACCAAGAAGAATTGGGTGACACGTACAGGACAGTTCGTTATTCTAAATCAGCCCGTATATATCACAATCAATGATTTCTACGCTATCCCCTACAATGTAACGTTCAAGGTGATTACAGGTCTTAATCCTGTTGAGAACGCACTCATTACAATCAACGGTGAGGAACACACCACAGGGCCGGATGGTACGGCTGTCGTGTCATTGGAACCTGGTAGTTATGCCTATACGATAGAAAAAGTTAACTATCAGACCATTACAAACGGATTGAGCGTGCTTAATCAGGATATTCTGATTGAAGAGGAAATGTTTGTGGAAACGATGAAGGTAAATTTTGCCGCAATAGACAGAATGAATCAGATATTTGTTCCCGATGCAGTCATTTCTGTCCGTAACATGACCACCAAGACAGACCTTGAAGGACAGGCTTCCATGCCGTTACGGATAGGAAGTTATGAACTTGATGCGGTCCGTGACGGTTACTTATCTTTCCACAGAGAATTTGATGTCGATGCACGCATAGACAATTGTGTGCTCCTTGAAATGGAAAGCGCACCCTATCAGATAACATTCACTGTCATTGATATTGAAACGAACAAGGTCATTCCCAACGCTTCATTGCAAGTCAACAATCAAACCTATCTGACGGATGAATCGGGTCAGACAATCGTTTCCCTTGTATCGGGAACATGGGATTTTGTCGTGTTCAAATCCGGCTATCTGAAATACAACGGTACTGTTGTTGTGGATGGAGCAAGCAAATCGGTTCTTGTACAACTTAGTGTTGCATATTACAACTATTATCTTGTATTCCGTGATATTGATACAGGAGATTACTTGCAGGGTGTACAGGTAACTATCCGTGGAAAGATATACATTTCTGATGTGAACGGGCAGATTGTCGCAACACTTCCTAACGGTTCATACGATTATATTGCAAGAAGGGCGAATTACAAGGACAAGTTAGGTACCATCACCGTACAGGACCAGGACGATAAGGAAATCGTCTATATGGAGGTACGTGACAGTATCAATACGATTACCGTACTTGACTACCTTTCAAACAATCCGATAGAGGGTGCAAGTGTGAAGGTGTATAACAAGGGTACGGGTGAAATGATTCAGGAATCGTTCTCCCTGTCAAACGGTGTATGCCAGTTCTCGGCACATTCGGGAGAATACTATCTGATTGCAAGTCACCCCGATTATATTGATACCCCGCAGCTTGACTTCACTCTTGAACGTCTGAAAGACATGACAATGAATGTTCTTATGGACAGACGTACAAAGACCTCTATCTTTGAAATAGATGAAATTATCCCGAAAACATCATCATCTCTTGATTCTGATGAGGAAGCTGCAACGGCTAATCCTATTACTAATGGTATAAGTATCAAGGTAACAGGTCTGCAATGGGTGTCAACCAACAGGTTTGAAACTGTTACCAAGACCTATGCAATCAGTGCAAACGGACAGGTAACAGTTGACATTCTTCCTCTTGTCGAATACACGATAGAGTTTGTTGACAAAGGATTCTATAATCATGATTCAACCAAGCATTCATGGAAAATGGATGTTGCAACAGACTTTTTCAGATGGACCGTAACCTGTATTAAAACATTGACTTTCAATGTGTTACAGAAAAACTCAAACCTTCCTATCGAAGTAGAGAACGGCCCGGAGGAATATCCCGAAATTGCCGTTACAGGACAGTCACGTCCTCAAAGAATACGGGTGGATGCACTAGGGGCATCCACATTCTATGTTTCTCCCGGAACATTTGATACGGTCACAACACAGGTAGACCACATAACACAGAATAACGAACTTACATTTACAACACCTCCTACTGCCGCCAAGACAATCTATCTTGACTATCCCGAATTGATATGGAAGATGGATATTGACGCAGATTTCCCTGTATCAACCAAGGCAGTAGGATTGATTGTAGACATTCACAGACGGCTTGCTCCTGAATATGTGTTCACAGGTGTTATAGATACGGACGGACAGTTTGAATCGGACGGTAAACCCGAAATGTATCCCCTGGCACCCGGATATTATGTTTATGAATGGGGTTCGGACGGTAACGATTCTGACTGGAAGCCTAATACCGAACGTATCTATTTCCCTGTCGGACATCAGAAACCGACTGAATTTATCACAGATATCGCATTAAGAAAAGTTACCGAAAACAAGGGATGGACATTGACACGAAGATATACTGTACAGGATGGTATTGCTCCACAGGTAGAATCCCCGCTTCCTGCAAACATACCGTTTGATATTTATGCGAACAACCAATTGCTCCTATCCGATCAAAAAGTGAATGCACAGGGCTTGATTTCATTCGACACGTTCGCAGGGATAAGATACAAGTTCCAGTTCAAGGAGAACTACAATATATTCTATGCCGAAATAGCGCATGTAGTCCTTCCTAGTGAATTGACAGGAGGAAATTTGCAAATAGTGACAACACCGCTTGTATCGCATGCCATAACATACAACAACGTGATATACCCGTCACAGACCATCAGTACGGTACAGAATCTGACAGTGGAACTTGACACATCCAACACTGCACTCAAACAATCGGCAGCAACGGCAACGCTTCCCAAAAATATCTGGCTTTCTCCCAATGAAATGCGTCTGACGGGTGAACTGAAATACTTTACCAATACTCCCAACGTGTTCAACCCGTATGATCATATAGGAGAAGAAGATGTGGAAAGGATAAAATTGGATTTCACGGCCAAGCAATATAACATTCCTGTGAAACTTACGGAATCAATTACAGGAGGTATTGCGGCAAACTGTCCCATAACTATTGTTTCCAAATGGAATCCCAGCATCAAATATACGGCAACAACGGGCAGCAATGGTACTGTAACCATTCCTAATGTATATTACGGAGATTATACCTATACACTTGGCGGGAATGTCGTATATGAGCAGAAAACAGGTGAGGTATCATTTCCAGTGAACGGTGTGGAATCACCTCTTGCGACATGGACAAACTCGGTAACATACAATACGGGCGATGTGACTGTCAATATGAAATGGCAGTACAGGGAAGGACTTGTTGTCAACCTTAACGGAGGTTCGTTCTCGTTCCATCAGGGAGGTAGTGAAGCAAAGACATTTACAACCGATACAAGCGGAAATGCCACCATCAGTGTCGTTATCGGATTGCCCGTCAGCTTCACGTACAAGAACAACAATAACCTTATCGCCACCAATGCTACTTTCTCCCATACATTCGGTGCAGTAGGTGAATCCTATTCATATACCCTTATATCCAAGGTGTACACGCAGAAGATTGTTGTAACGGAAAAGAATACGGGTGACAAGGCAGACGATTGTCGTATCATTCTCACGCACCAGCTTAATTCGTCCATCAAGTTCGATGTACGTACAGGAACGGACGGCACTGTCACCATACAGAATGTTCCTTCCGGGCCTTACAACTGGACGGCAGGTGAGGATGTTACGTATGACAGTATATCGGGTACGGCAACAATTCCTATTGGTGGCGGAGCGACATCCAATGACCTCAACATACAGGTTGTATATAACACAGGGCAGGTGTCACTGGAAATAAGGACAAAAATCCCGGGATTCGGTGATCAGGCAAACGGTAAGATACATTCAGAACTTGCCGTTATTGTCACACAAGCAGGGAAACAGCTTTTTTCCGGCGTGACCAACGAACAGGGAAAGGTGTTCTTCACCGCATCACTGGAGGTTCCTGTCACATTTGAACTTCCCGATTCGGCAGGAATATGGACAGGAAGCATCCCTGCACACACCTATCATGCGATAGGAGAGAATTACAAGGTTCTTCTTACAAGAAAAACAGGTACGGCCACCATAACCGTAAACAACTCCACAACGGGCAGAAAGGCAGCTTCCTGTCCTACAAGCATGTCACAGACATTGAATGGTGTTACCGTATTATTTTCAGGAACAACAGACGCTTCGGGAGTATGGACCGTACCTAACGTTCCTGTTTCAGGTGGTAATTATGCAGTCAAGGCAGGAGGAAACAATATATTTACTTCCGCTTCGGGTAATATGCCAAGTAGAACTACTTCCATGTCAATTACCCTTTCCGTGGCATACCAACAGGCAACATTCAATGTTACAGTTCGTGAGATTGTTCCGGGATTCGGTGATCAGGCAAACGGGCAGTTACTTGGAAGTCTAGGTTCGTTCAATGTCACACAAAGTGGTGCAACCAAGCAATATACGTCAAACGGAAATGGTGTATTAGCCATACAGGGATATGTAGGGGTTCCGTTCTCCATACAGATACCCTATTCGGGTAACTATTCCAACGGTACACAGTCATGGACACCTGCAAATACAGGTTCTTCCACCACATTGAAGTTTACGATAAGCAAGAAAGTGCGTCTTACGTTCACCAACAGCATATTCGGTCAGAATGTTACAGGCGTTGCGGTATCGGCAACAGGCGCAACCGCCACACAGACATATAACAGTAGCGGTAACAATTATGTGGATGTATATGTAGGAGCAAGACAGATTTCCGCAACCGCATCACGTGCCGATTACAACAATAAGGTAACAGCCATATCCCAAACATCGGGAAATCTTGGTGTTGCAATGGAACCCGTCAAATACAACGTGACAATAACCGTCAAGGACGGTACATGGACGGATTGGGTTCAGAGTATAAACGGTGCGACGGTAAAACTTACCTCAACAAGAAAAAACACCGTTACCTATTCGGGAACGACAAACGCGAGCGGACAGGTTGTGCTGAATGTCTACAAGACATCTCCTTATACGGTAAATACATCAGCCACCAATTTCACAGCTGCAAGCGGAACTCTTGGAGAAAATGCGACAGCACTCACAATCAACATGAAGCGCGTATCGTTTAACAAGACAGTTACCGTACAGGTAGGAGGGAAGAACATTACGAACACGGCCGTAGAAATGATGTGTTGTGAAAACCATAAGATATTGTTCAACAGTAATACAAACGGTTCAGCACAGTTCACAGCCACCTATTATCAGGGATTACATTACATAAGCCGCATAAAACCGTGGTCAACAGCTTTCACTGCGGGAGGAATCACTTCCCAAAATTATCAGGAAATACGGTTCACCATACAGAACGGATGGAACAACGGTTCGGCAATAAGTACCGTATGGTGGAACGGAACACAGAAATTCAGACATACTCCGGGTGGAATCACATCGGGAAACCGACTTATCTGTACGTTAAGGGTGAAGGTGTCGGACGGTTCAGTCACCTATCATGAAACACGTGACACGGCCACATGGGTGAACTGGATAAAGGCGAACCTTACGACAGGCGGCTATATCGCAATCGTCCATACCGTATGTTACAAGACGCAGGGATTCGCCCTGAACGCTTCGGAAGCGAACAGCATTGTCAATATGGGTAATTTCGGACAGTGCTCTATTCCGGGATGGTGGACACTGGGAGGAAGATATGTGTTCGTCCTTACCAATTCCCCTTCCGGCAGCGGACAGAACACGGGATGGATGAATCTTGACCTGACAAACAACACGGTAGGAACATACATAAGAAAGGGTTCCGTATCACCGTTCACCGAAAACAACAATACGGGCGTATGGGGTTACAATCCTACCACATCCGACACGGCAGCTTATACATGGAACATCAATCCCGGATCGATAAATGCTAACGGTGGAACATACCCGTACAACCATTTGAAGTGCATTGACGGTTTCAACAGCGGCATCCTTTCGGGTGCGACAGGAGTTGTCACATACTCCATGGGATACCAGACACAGACCACAGGTTCATTGGCGGACAACGGTGAGTGCTGGGGCAAGATGCTTCCCGGAAACGTGTCATGGTCTGTTTCCAAGTCGGGTTATCTGTCCGCTTCCAAGGGTGCTGTCGGATTGTGGACATCACGTTATCAGGAAATAACGCTTGCCAGACAGGGTATGTTTGTGAAAATGACATTCCGTGACACGGCACAGAACGCGACAGCCCCTGCGGGCGTTGCCGTTCAGATAACGGGTACGGACGAGAACGGTGCGTCAATAGGAACCATAAATCTTACAACAGACGCTTCGGGTTCGGTCATCTACAATGCGAAACGATTAAAGCAAGGATCGACCGTAACATGGAAATTCAATTACAATTATGCGACCATGGGATGGTTCAATTCGACAGGCAGCTTCACCTTACCTACAAGCATCCCCTCCGGCGGTACATACGCTGTCACCCTCTCCGTAGACCGCATCGGTAACGGAACACCCTGGGTGGAGGAGAGGGGGTTTAAAACCAGCAGCATCTGGAATGTTGGTCTTTCATCTTTAAGTGAGCAGACATCCGTTTACCCCGTCCAGGACATATACAGGCGAAATATATGTGCGATCGGGCCTGCTCCCTTTGGAACACAGGCATCAGCCGCCTACAATCCTACTCCATGCCTTATTTTCGCCTATCTGACGATATCAAAATTCGGTTCGGGAAGTTCTTCCAGATGGTCTTGCGTTCTATATGGATTGTCTGCACAGCTTGCTTTTGATCCAAACATATTCACCCTTTATTATAATCCGACAGGTTTCATAATAACTCGTCCGCAGGTGATAGTGGCAGGGAATAGTGTGAACATGATGTGTTCATGGAATCTGACCACCTTCATATATACAGCCGTTTCCTATGGTGACAATACATCATATTCCTTTACCAGCACTTTTGGATTTTTTACATATTACCATACCAATCCGTCCTATTTTATTTTTGCAACATATGATAATACTATTACCATGCAAGGTGACATCGACCATACTGCATGGCCTGCATACCATGCAGGAGTAATATACCGAAACTTTTTTACCACAACCACTACAAGTTGTAGCGGTTATATGCTTGCCTATGAATATTATTTCATAGCGGAACGTAACAGTAATATGTTTGGTAGATTTTATGTTGCCTACGGTAGTTTCCAAAGTATGAGGTATAACGACACTGGTATCGATAGCCCCATCGTCGCTTCAAGTAATGTGTACAGGTTTGGAAAGGCTCTGACATCATCATACAAATTTTACATGTCACCATGTAATTATTTCACCAACACATCCCTTTTCATAGCGGAAGCCATCATGTATAATGGAAAGGATTATTCGTTTCTGGAAAGCGTAATCAGAAACAGGGATATGTTCCAGTCGGTCATATTCTACAATATACTAAAGACACAGACTGTATCCGGGATGTACATCTATCAGTATTTTTTCGACAATTTATTCGGTGTTTATTCTACATACACAAAACCCGTATCGGGAATTACGGGAAGCGGAGCGAATGCCCTGTTAGGATTGCAGTTGTGCCATCCGTTTCAGCCGGATAATACCATGACAACCCTGAATCAGTACATCACATCGGATTGCAACGATTACATAGAGTATTATAATACGGGAACACTGGTAAGCGGAAACGTGTACAACAATTATATATTTGCACACAACTTCACAGGCAACAAACCGAACTTCTACCTGTTCCTTACCCTTACCGAATTCAAGAAGAATGTGTATATCAACAATTATTCGGGATGGCAGATAGGAAGCATGGATGTGACCGATCTGTCGTCACAGTCACCATGGAACACCCTTCTATCGGGTTACGGGAATTTCAAATCCGTATGGAGGGTTCAGGCAAACAGCGATTTCTCGAAAATCCTGATCTACATGATAAACCTTAACAATTCACAAAGGATTGGATTGGCAAATAATCCGGAAGGTGGAGAAATTCTCATGCACTCATCATCCAATTACTGTACCCTTGACGGAATAATAGCCGTACAAAAGGTTTCAAGTGGATCATATAAGGTAGTGAACAACCTCAATCTGATAGGATGGACGAATGCAATGAGGAACAAGATCATAGGGAAACCTGTTGCCTGCATGGGATTCACGTCACGAAGGCCTGCTTCCTTTGTTTCCGTAAGCAACCCCAATGGGGATGTGGATTCAAGTAAAATCGTAGACGATGATGAAAGGAAAAGAATTATAGAACAGTTCAGCGTACCCGAAAAGCATGCCGTTGTCATTAACCATACACTATCCGTTGTAAACAACATGTATCTGAAACAAAGTGCCGTAAACAGGGATTCAGGTGCCGATCTGATGACAGAGTTCATCATAAAGTTTTAGGAAGGATTATAACCCTATCGGTTTTTAGGTTTTCCGATAGGGTGTTATAAAATACCAAACAAATGTTAAATCTTTAAATTTTGGATAATGTTTGTTTGTAATCTTAAAATAAAACTTTATATTTGCACCATAAAACTTTAAATAATTTAAATATGGATACAGTAAATATAAGTGTTTTGGCTGGCCACATGAATGTTGTATCTGCTATTCACGACAGACTTTATGTATGTATAAATGCCGATAAGAACGATCTGGTAAATGAGGTGATTTCTGAATGTGGCGGACAATATATCCTGTCAAGAATGAATCAGGACGAGATAATCTCCCATCTCGAATCATTGGGATATAAAGTCGAGTGATATGGATTTAAGAGAGAAAATAAAAACCAAGGAGGTGAATAATGAATAGTGTACAGACACAAACACTTTCCATTAAAGGAAATGGAGGTGGCGAAGCATATATTGACTTTTGTGATGGACAATTATGTGTTTCTGTTGTTGTAGAAGGGAAACAAGCGGATTTTCACTTTGAACCTGTTACTCTAGGAATGTTTGCCCATGCTTACAAACTGCATTGTGAAGAGTGTAAAGCCTATGAAAAACGTAACGAAAATAGCCAAGAAGTCAGCCAGACTTAGCCAAAGATGTTCGATTTGCCCGCTTTTGAGAAGCTGCACTCCGGAAATAAACAGAACTTGCTTTGACAGCTTTGTGGAGGGATTCAAGAAAGGGGTTAAGGCGGCAGAAAAGGAAATAAATGAGAAATTCAAAACAGAACATATATGAATGAGATAGAACAAGATAAAAGATATGTTTTTGGAGATATGATTATAGTAGCCACTACTGACTTTGACTTTAATCCTATTTTAAAAATTAGCACAGATGCCGGAAATGTGATTGTAATGCCATCATCCGATAATAAGATAATTGTAAAATCAACCGTAGATAAACAACTATCAAAACGTATAAAATATGAATAATATAATTGTGTTTTTGATGTGGGTTCTATGGTTGATAGCTTCAATAATTCTTGCAATTATCATATTCGGTTGGCCGTTAGTATTCAAAGAAGAATGGTTAGATCTTGGCAGTAATTTAATTGAAAAACTAAATAAAAATGACTAAAGAAGAATTTAAATCAAAGAAAGAAATTATCAATTCAAAGATAAGAGAATTGAATAACGAAATGATAAAATTAAAGAAGGAGTACATTGAATCCAATGCGAAGTATCCTATCGGAAGCAAGGTGTGTATTACTACTCCTGCATCCACAAATACTTGATGGAATACCTAATTCAGTTTGGGATTTATCGTTTTGGAGTGAAAGCCTATTTAGTGAAGATAATGTGTACCCTGCTTACACCTTGCAGGATATTCTCGATAAGCTGCCTTGCTTCATCGGCAATCAAGTGCTTACCATCCAAAAACTTGCAGATAGCTATACATGCTTGTATATGGAACCTTATTCTAGGTCAATAATAAAGATTACAGAGAGTAAAGAACTCATTGATGCAGCCTACGATATGTTGTGCTGGTGCATTGAAAACGGATATGTTAAAGTTGGGAAGGAGGAATAATTATGGAATTTACAACACCGTGCTTCATACGTAAAAACACACCGGAGCTTCGGAGAGGGCTGGAAGAATTGGGGTATTCCAAAGACTATCCTGAATGGACAGTTGATTGTAGTATAATATGGGCTTATCAATATCCAATAAAAGGATTTGATACTCCTAATTATGTGATTGCGGATTCTTTTGACATCCCTTTTGACAAACATAGTGCTTTATGTGGGAAATTTATTGATTGCGGAACAAATGAAGAACTTTTCCTGGCTATCGCTGCATTAAGGGATGATAGTAACTACATGCAGTGGTTTATAACAGATTCCATTCTTAGCGTTTCTTATAGCGATTCTATTGGTAACGATCGTTATTTCACAGAGCCCAAAGGCATTATGTTCTTTTGGGATGAAAATTGGGATAATGCAACCATTATTTCAGGACGTTATCACAAGGCTACCGTAAATGAACTGATTGAACACTTTAAAGGAAAGGAGAACCACCATGACTGAAGAACTTGTAACATTGGAAACAGCGGAGCTGCTGAAAGAGAAAGGATTCAATGAAAGAAAATATATTATGGATGTTTCTACTTTACCCTATTGTTATAGATATTTATCTGTTCCTCCGCAATCCGTTGCACAAAAGTGGTTTCGTAAAACCAAGAACCTGCATATCGAAATATCCTATATGTATGAAAACTATTGGACGTATGATATACTGACAATTCCGAGACATGACTTGATAGGATTGTCTGACAGACCTATTATCCGTTATAATACCTACGAGGAAGCACTTGAAGCAGGATTACAGGAAGCATTAAAATTGATATAAATATGAGCCTTGGGCGGCTTTGTAAAACCCACATAAATTTTTGATATGAAAAAGTACATTGGAACAAAACAGATTGAAGCAGAACCTATGACAAAAGGTGATGCATGGGGAAAACATCTTCTTAGAGAAAAACCGTCAACGGAAAATTTTGATGATGAGGGATATCATGTCCGTTATGAAGATGGATATGAAAGCTGGAGTCCTAAAGATGTATTTGAAAAGGCATACAATGTAGCTGATACACCTCTTGACCGTATGTATATCGAATATAATGAATTGATGGACAAACATAATAAGTTAGTCCTGTTTCTTGGCCGAAAAGATGCTGTTGAAATAGCCGGTGAAAATCAGGTTGGTTTAATGGAGTTGCAAAAAATACAGATGCACGACTACCTTATTACCCTGAAAAAACGTATCGACTTAATGAAGAAATAAATATTGCCATACGGTGGTTGAATGTCTGCCGTATGGCTCAAAACAGATGAAAAATGAAGAAAAAGAAGCTATATATCAGCCTGCCAATTAGTGGCTTCTCACTTAACGCCGTTGCTTTGGAAGCAAAAAGTTACAAGCTAATGTGGGAAGAGGAAGGTTTTGAGGTTGTGACACCTTTCGATTTATCCACAGATAGCGAAAAACCATACTCCTATCACATGGGTAAGGATATAGAAGGGCTATTGGAATGTGATGCTGTTTATTTTGCGCCTGGTTGGGTTGACTCAAAGGGGTGTAATCTTGAATACGCTGCTGCTAAAATTTATGGAAAAACAATTTATACATAACGATATAGAAAGGAACTAATATGGGAAAGAATATCAAAGGTCTTGCTGGGTCAACCATCTTCAATCAAAAGATGGTTGAACAAATGAATGGCATAAACAAAAACAATAAAGGGAAAGCATCCCCAATTTATATACCAACTAAAAAACGGAAGTAATGAAATCTAAATTTAGGATTGGAGAAAAAGTAAAAATAGCCAATCATCCAGATAAATCTAAGATTGGCAAAGAGGTTGAGATAATTAACCTCCATCATTCTAATTTTAATCCACAAAAGGGATATGTGGATGAATGGTTACACAATGTATGGGATGGTGCGAAATCTTTAGGATGGGCACCTGAGTGCGACTTGGTAATTAATAAACCTTCATAACGATATAGAAATGAATACAGCCTTTGAAAAATCGGCTAATAGTACCGATGAATGGTACACACCGAAAGAAATTATAGACGCATTGGGTGAATTTGATTTAGACCCATGTGCCCCGGTAGCCCCCTCTATAAAACAGCAAGTGTCATGTACAACAAAAATGACGATGGATTAAAACAGGAATGGAAAGGACGTGTTTGGTTGAACCCACCTTATTCCCGTCCTCTTATAGAATGTTTTGTTAAACGGATGGCAGAACATGGAAACGGCATTGCTTTACTTTTCAATCGCTGTGATTCAAAGATGTTTCAGGATGTGATATTCGAAAAGGCAACGGCAATGAAATTCTTGCGTAACCGAATCAGATTCTTTCGTCCAGACGGAACTCGTGGAGATTCTCCTGGCTGTGGCAGTATTCTCATCGCTTTTGGTGAGGATAATGCAGAAATATTGAGAAACTGTGATATTGCAGGTAAGTACGTTAGAATCAATTAGAATGACAAAAACTTTTAGCATTGATAATTGTTAATGAGATACGGTGACAAGAACTTGCTGGAGGGTTGTAGATAGGCGACAAAGGAGGCTAAAATTTGTAAAAACCAAATAAAAGCCCTACCTTGCAACGTATTTGTAAGAACGACAGGTGACTATTCTGTCGGAAAATATTACAACCATATTAAATTTTCTGAAAGGAGAGGTTACTTGGCGGTGCTTTCTCCTTCTTTTTTTATGATATAGAAATGAGTAAAACAACAATTTATTATCTATTCCTAATAACAATGTATATGCTGCTAGGATAGATGGAAAAGAGAAATATGGATAAAGAAGGCTATGATTGAATTAGCGTAAATCAAATAAGATATCAGCTACCCATTAGGCTAAAAGCCTAGGTTGATTAGACTAAGCGTTAGGAGAGAATAGGAAACTTGATAGACAAAAGGAAAAGTATATTAACTGAAAAGCGAATGCAAGGCGTAATTCCTTGCGAATAAATTTATGAACAATTTTAAATTATATATCGCCCGTGATGAAGGCAAATGGGATGAAGATGTACAAAAGGCAGGAGAACTGAACCTGTTCTATGATACCCCAGAACTTCTGTTTGATATAGACAAACGAATATCATATTGGGGTAATTCCCGAAAGATAGCGAATATTCCCTCTTACATGTATCCACAAGTCAAGGATAAGGAATGTTATGTTTTCAACAATCTTGAATTATACCAAAGTTTTTAATTTATGATTTACTACAAGATAACCGACAAGGAAAGTGATTTGTACAAGAAACTGTATGAACAAAGAACAATGGAACTTGAAGCACATAAACAGAATCAAGTGACACTTGCAAAACTCATACCCTACAAATGGGATATCTATTCGGGCCATCGTGACAATTCTTTCAGTAGAATTCCACGATACTTCGGATTCAAGTTTGAGAATCCCGAAGAGGTGGATATGAAAGTGTGGAAACGTGATCCAAACCATCCCGAAATATTCATTCCCAACAAGAGAACGAAAGCGGGAAAGGAAATGCAAAAGGCTATTTCCAATCTCAAATGTTTCAGCTTCATGAAGATCATGGATATACTTGATATAAAGGACTATTGCGGACGCTATGTCATCCCTACCCTTGAAATAGCAGGTGATACTATCCTTGTGTCAGTAGATGATAAACATAAACTCACACAACAAGATGCGATAATGATAACAATGGACGAGTTTTTCAATATCCTTCGTTCGGCAGGATTTACCATAGAATAATTGATTATCTTTAAAATAAAAACGCATTATGGAAATAAAGACAAAATTCAATATCGGTGATACCATCTACTTCATGTATGACAATAAAGTATGCAATTCACCTGTCTGTTCGATATCTGTATGGATTGGAAGTCAATCAAAAGAAATTGAATATTCCGTAGGTTGGAACAAGGACAAGATATCAATAACAGAGGATAAGTCCCACGCTACCAAAGAAGAACTGATTGCATCCCTGTAAAAATGAGGGTATTTTCTTATCTTTGAGCAATAGAAAGATATTTTATCTCTAATTGCGCAATGGAAGATAAGAATAAAAAATTAATCAGAATTAATGACTGTGGCCCCTATTTCCTGAAAGGTGGCGGTAACATTTATGACACCACCATATTCAAGCAGTTTTTTGAATCGGATGATTCACGTGTGCTTGGATGGGCGGAGAACGTATATGACAAGCTAGAGAATGCCAACATTCTTCCAGCTTTCATACGTAAAAAGGATAATGAGGATTTTCGTGCATTATGGTTTACCGTGGCGAAAATGTTTGCCTTCATAACCATATATGCACGACAATTCAATGAGATTGGCACGAACAAGATTCTGTTTGAAGCGTTTATCAATAACAAGGGTCTTGTTACCAATCTTGTCGATTCACAGGAACAGATGGAATACCTGTTCAACAACTACCTGGAAGAATATGCCAAGCGTGGCAAACTCGATATTGTCGGCATGTCGGGCGATATTCTCGGTGAGTTCCTGCGTCTTATACGATATTCCGACAAGGACGAGTTCATATTCGCTTTATTGCAGCCCGAAAACACGGGATGGTGTCTTGGATGGTCCTCTCCTACATGGGAGAAAACGCAGCTTGTCGCAAACGTCACCAAGGCATACGAGTTCACAAAGGATATTGTAGATATATCCAAATATCCGCTTCTTGGAAGCAGCTTCGTATATCCTGTACAGGACCGTAACGGAAACGATGATATTGTAAACGGTATCACATTTACGGGGCAGCAGCCTGTCGGCATAGACGGAACGCAGGACCTGTCCAAACTGATTGTGGTTGACCCGAACCTTTCCTACGAAATAAGTTTCTTTCTGAAAAAGGCTTCCGATGCACCGTCACTTGTCAAATTCGGTGTTGTTGGATATAATGAGGACAAGACACAGACGTTCGAGATGCAGGTCATGGAAAACGGTGGATGGGCTGCACAGGGAAGCAATATGTTCCATACGGATGAATACCTTGAACTTCCCAATGATAACATGTATTATTATATACGTGGCATCCTTTTCTCTACAAACGAAAGATATTACAACGCTCCTGCACTTACATTCCCTTCGGGAAGGGCACTGTCGCTTCCATCTGATGTAAGATACATAGCCGTACAGATTATCCAGGAACGTTCATCCGTTGACGATACCTATGTATATCTGTATGATTTCAAGGTAAAGCCATTGTATCTTCCTTTCTCACAGGGATATTTTGGTGAAAAGAACATCATAGCGACTTATTTCAAGAATAACTCCTATCAGTCAAAGGATTCTCTTGACGAATATACCAAGAACTTCCTTGTATCGTACAAGAACGTATTAGGAAGTGAGATAATCCCGTTCTATGAAGGAGAGAAGGTCTACAATATCTGTTTCAAGGTATTCTCAACCAAGTACATCTACTTGCAGGATGCCACGATAGACATATTCGGTCAGTCATTCAAGACGGATGTAAACGGTGAATGTGTCATACAGCTTCCCAAAGGTGAGTTCGTATATACGGTAACGGCCAAGGAAGAACAGTTCCAGCCCTATAACTCCGTTCTTAATGTCAATCAGGACACGGTACAGTACGTTCAGATATTGGGTGATTCGTTCCAATGGACAGTGACATTCCAGGTAACGGGTGTTGATGATGCCCCGTTACAGGGTGCCACCATCACCATGAACAATCAGACACAGATAACAAGCACAAGAGGTATCGCATTTTTCAATGTGTTCAAGGGCGATTATTCCTACAAGGTATCGGCAGACGGTTACTATGATCTGGAAAAGAATATCAATGTACAGGCTGACACGTTGGAGAATGTGCAAATGGAGGAAGTTCCATACAAGAACGTTTCATTCCGTGTGCGTGATGGCGTTGAACCCGTTGTGGGTGCCACCGTTGTTGTGAATGTGGATGATGTGGATCAGACGGGAACAACCAATGTAACGGGTGTTGCAACAGGATTTGTAATGAAGCCCGGCACATATTCCTATGTCATATCCAAATCGGGGTACATAACCCAAAGGGCCGAATTTACCATACAGGACAATGCGGTCATTGATGTTAACATACAGAAGATTCCCAAATACAACGTTACATTCAATGTAACCTACAATGACCTTCCGCTTGAAAATGCCTTTGTCACATTCAATAGTGTAACGCTTAGTACGAACAAGCAAGGGCAGGTTACGTTCTCCGAAATAAACGGTACATACAACTACACCGTTTCCAAGGATGATTTCCTTGACGAAACAGGGCAGGTTACCGTCAATGGTGCCGATACTTCCAAGACGGTTGCCATACAGCCTAAAATGTACAACCTTTCATTCCATGTCGTGAATGGCGTGAATCCCGTTGTGGGTGCATCCATCATGGTAGGAACGGAAACAAAGGTAACGGATGATAAGGGGGATGCCGTATTCGTCCGTCCGTCCGCAACGTACAACTGGACCGTTACCGCTCCGGGAATGTACAAGAAACAGGGGTTCACTACCATAAACAAGAAAGATACACTTGAAACGGTTGATATGATGTTCGTTACCTATGATATCACATTCGTGGTACGTTCAGCAGGACAGCCGTTAAGAGGTGCTTCGGTAATACTTGATTCACAGGAACTTGTAACGAATACCAACGGACAGGTTGTATTCAACAAATGTGCAGGAGAATATGAATATTCGGTATCTGCGGAAGGGTTTACAGGACAGGACGGAAAGATAACTGTTACAAATGCCAACGTACAGCAGAATATCGAACTTACCATGATAACAGGTAATCTCACCGTCAAGGTGGTAAATGAAAATAATGTTGCCATTCCCAATGCAACTGTTACAGTCAACAATGAAACCAAATCAACCAATGTAGAAGGTGTTGCAGGGATATGGACACTTCCACCCAAGCAATACAACTATGTTGTTGCAGCACCCAACTATAACGATAAATCGGGAGTTGTGACTGTATCAAAGGATGGAACGGATCTTACCGTACAAATGAAACTCTCCGTTGCCCCTACCTATGACATTACATTCAACGTATATTCGTCAGGGGCATCCATATCCAATGCACAGATATACATAGGAGAGGAACTTGTCGCCATCACCAATTCATCGGGTAATACCATGATAAAGCGTGAAGCAGGACAATATACCTATCGTGTGGTTGCCGACTATTTCGAGCCTTATTCGGGAACGATAACCGTTGTGACCTCACAACAGGTCAACGTGAACCTTATCCGTCTTACATCCACCGTAAAATTCGTTGTAAAGGATATCGATACGTCAGACTTCATCACCAATGCCGTTGTATTGTTCAACAATGAGGTTCAGAACACTGATTCATCGGGAGAAGCTACGTTCCTGAATGTCGTGCAAGGACAATCTTTAAGCTATGTAATTACAAAACTTCCTCCGTACAAGAACGCACAGGGCACTATCCTTATAAATGAGATGGAAATGACCAAAGAGGTTTACATGGGTGAAATCACCTATTCCACATTCTTCAATATCAAGGACCCGTCTGGAAATGCAATGAAGAACGTTTCGTGTCAGATAGGAAGTTTCAGTGCCATAACAGGTGAGGACGGTACTGCGGTGATTGATGGATTAAAGAATGGCAATTACGAATACAAATGCTTTACCAACGGTTATGAATCACTTTCGGGAGAGGTTGTCATATTCAATCAGAACGCTTATCTCAACCTTATCATGTACAAATTAAAGGCGAATATCCTTGTTACCGTCAATGATACTCTCGGACAGCCTGTATCAGGTGCTTCCGTTACATCGGGAGATATTCATGGTGTAACGGATAGTACAGGACGTACTACATTGAGCGTTGATGAAGGTACATATACGTTCAATGTATCGCAAGACAGCTTCCTTGACGAAACATTCAACATAACCGTGGGCTCTGGCGATGCAGTGGAACAGACGGTGACATTCCAGGACTGTTGTTCCATTGATATACAGTTGTTGCAGCCCGGACGTATCACACTTCCTATTCGTGACAATTTTTCGGGAACACCGGGAGCATTAAGGGTAAAATGGGGTGATGGTTCGACAACATCAGCCATATCATACCATGACTATGCAGAGAACGGTGTGTACCGTATTGTTTTCAACTACAACAATACGGATAACGTTCTTTATTGGTCCTCTGATTTTTATGCGAACGCATTGTTCAAATCCTCACTTCTTCGTGTCGTGTCATGGTTCCTGTCCAAGTCCACTGTCATGGAGAAAGGCGGGTTCAAGGATTGTACCGCATTTATGAGCCAACAGAAGTGGAACCGTTTCAATATCCGTGGTACTGCGGAAGAAATGTATATGGGATGTACGTCCCTTACAGGATATCCGGCAGGAAACCTGGGATTTGCAACCTCATGCAAGCGTATATTCCGTGAATCGGGGATGGCTTCTACTGTAAACCTTAGTGACGTGTTTCAAGATGTAACGGCTCCTGATTTTTCAGAAGCGTTCTACGGATGTAACATAATAGGGTTGACAGGTTCATTCCCACAGACCATATCCCTCTGCATAAGCATCTTTGAAAGCTGTCTTTCACTTGTCAACGTTGCAGTGGACATATTTACAGGATGCAAGCCTTCAATCGTTACAAGGGCCTTTGCCCTTTCGCGTGTTGAAAGTACGGTAAGCATGAATATAGCGACATCGGGTGACGCTTCCTATTGTTATTACGGATGCACTTCACTTTCCCGTATGGTGACACGAACCATTTCATCTACGGGAAACGTGAATCTTGCACATATATTCGACAGTTGCCCGTCACTTGCATCAACCGTGAATGCAGATATATTCGATTGTTCCACAACCAATTTCTCCCATGCGTTCTATGGATGTACCAAACTGAACAGTCTTGAAAACATCATACCGTCACAGGGGATTACAGGAACAGCCGATTACGCATTCTCTCTTACAGGCATCGTTACCATACCGTACAACATATTCACGGGAATACTAGGTAAGGATACGCTTCCCGTAACGTTTGCACATGGGTTTGAGGGATGCAGTGTCCTTACCTATATAGGAGGAAGTGACATTGATAACAACGACTGGACACGCTCACCGTTCTATGATACGAATATTACGGATATGAGTTACTGTTTCCGTAACTGTACGATTCTCAAACAGAATCCCATGATGTTCAATGCTTCCGACAGTGTGACGGACCACTCCTATCTTAACATGCCTATATGGACTTGTACCAAATGGGATTATGCTTTCGAAGGATGCACGATGTTCGGTAACAATATAAATTCCTCTCCTACGCTTAGAATAGAAGGAGCGGAATACAAGATGTGGAACGTACATAATATACAGGGCAGTCATGCGCCCGCAGAAGCGGTGGGATGCTTCCGTAACTGTGCTGCACTTACAGACTTCTCTGTGATACCGTCAACATGGAAATAAACAATTAAAACATATTAGAATATGAACAGAATCAATTTCAACAGAAACATTTTCCTTGAAAAAGAGGAACTTGTAAACTTCCAAAAATTCCTCATGGGAACACCCATGTTCAAGGCGTTGCTCACCGCAACGGCATCATTCGGACTTGTAACAAATGATCCGTCAAAATTTGATACAGAACTCTCTTCCGCTGGCATTAAGGTAAATGACCCGTTCCTGGTGGAGAAAGGTTCGCAAACAGGTACGTTGAAGGTAAATTCGGGAATGGCGGTTGACCCGTCAGGAAACATCATTAACCTTGAATCCTTCGTTGACAATATATCCATTCCAAGTGACGGTAACTATTATTGGTTGGCCGTAAAATACGTGGAGCGTAACTTTGAGGACGGATATGTGTCTATAAATCAGAAGGGTGCCGTTACAGGAACAGTCGATTTTAGCGGCAAGGTAAGAGGACAATCGAGCAAGACACCCGTATCCATACGGTTTGTCAAGGATGATGGTTCAGAACCGTTGAACAAGGGCACATACGAGATTGTGCAGATTGTGGATTCAAACAACCTTATCCTCACATCCAACATCACGTTTGAAGCGGAAACCAACCTGCGTGTGATAGTGTTGGGTACATTGCCGCTTGGAAAGGTGTTCACGGATGATCAGTTGAACGGTCTGTACACCTATTCGCACTATCAGTTCGACATGATACGGGAGGAAGAAACATCGGTTGCCCCTGCAAAGGATGATAATCAGTTCTTCATTTCACGTGTCAAGAACGCTTCGGGAGTTGTTACGATAGACAATTCAATCCAACGTGAATACTGGACATTAGCCAATTTTATTTCACAAAACAAGGGGTAGGAGGTTGATATGAAACTTTATTATACCACACTCGAAAAAAGCATGGCGGAGCAACAGAATCCGTCAAAATCACTCGGAGGATACCAATCGTCCTCCGAAGTATTGAATGACGTGATGGGAAACCTGTTTTCCGATATATCGCTCAATATGATGAAAGACGGCAAATCCACGTTCCGGGCCATTGTCCTTGTGAATGATTCGGATGCCGAATTGAAGAATGTCACATTATGGTTTTCCAATGGCAGCGAGAACAAGGAAGCACCAGTACAGGGATTGTTCTTCATAGGTGCTGTCGAGATGTACAAGAATGAAAAGGACGAATGGATAACATCATCCATCCCCAATGAATCATCCCGTCCTTACGGCATCAGCTTCTCGGAAGCGACAGAGGAATATCCCGTTACGATAGGTGATCTGCCGTCAGATGCCCATATCTGCCTGTGGATAGAAAGAAAGATTGATAAGGAAGCATGCAAGACCGATTACGATACGGTTGCGGAACAGATTCCTGAAAATCCCCACAGATGGAGAGAGGTTGAAAAGGAAACCGAAGAGAAGATTGAACTAAACATCGTCTGGGATGATTAAATAACACCTTTTCTTTCATTTTCCATGGCCCGGCATTGATTCATATATTGGATTGTGCCGGACTTTTTATTTCGACAATTACCTATTTAAAACCAATGAATTGTACGTGAAATAGGAGGTGATTTTTAAACACCCAAAACGTCAATTTTCTCTATATAATGGTATGAACTTACACCAATGTCCGCACTGGACATTTTCAGTGCCAAGCCCTGAAACTTGCGACATTCATACGGTGTAAGTTCATTACCGTTTTACAGGAAAACGGAAGGTAGAACCTTAAACCTATTTCCGTATGGACGGAATAGGAACTTCGGTTTTTGGTGGTAGGGCTTACTCCTATTGCATACAATATAATATAGGTATAGGATGGATGATGGAGATCCTCCTACTGAATAACGATAAAAAGAAGAATAAAAAGAATTTTCTCCGTGTCGCCCGACATGTCCAGTTTTCTTATAACTCCAAATATAACCCAGCGAAATACGTATGTTAAAAAATCGTAGAGTTTTCGTTTGAAGGTGGACTGCATTTGGAAATATGGGTTGAATAGTGTATCTTTGCAGTGAAAGATAACGCATATTAATGATTTTTTGAATATACAAAAAAGAGAATTGCTTGTGAAAGTCGTTCTCTTTTCTTATTTTTGCATTCAGAAATTAAAAAATCATTAATATGAAAAAGATTAATATAACCTATCAATTTTTTTTAGTAACAAACTTCTTCCTAACTTACCCAACAAGGAAGGGTAACAAAGGAAATTCAAATAACTACCTAACACGCGATTACTTCTATGGTAATCGTTCCTGCCTGGAAGATTCAATCAAAGCATATACTCAACTTGGAAACCGTGCTATAAAAGATACTGTCAAATTGTTTTTGGATGGCGGTTTCATTGAACGTAAGGAAACCAAAAGAACAGGAGTATATTTTCTGATAAACATTGGGAAAATACGTGGGTTGTGCGATAAAATGTTTAAAAGAAGCGCACATATATTAGTTAATATTCCTATTGATAAGGCTTTTGTAAGATATACGGCTATTTGCGGAACAAGCGAGTTCAGTACAATGGATTGGATTTATTATCAGTGGACATTCAGAAGGGATAATTTTTTGAAAAGCGAAAAGAATGTCAAGGGGTATGCCGGATTCTACATGTCACCGAAAACCATAGCAAGACAAATGAGAAATGAAGGTCTTGTGTGGGTAACTGATTCAATCATAAAGTATTTCTTTGAAAAAATGGAGAAGTTTGCAGATGGTGAATTTTACCGTGAATCAATTGGAAGGCAATATTCTCGCCAATGGTATAAGACAATCGAGAAATATCCCGCACATAAATTTAGAGAGATTCATGGAAATAAGATGATAACCAATATTCCTTCTAAAAAATTCATGTTGTCATTGATTTATAAAAAGACATGGCAAGGTGATTCCCGTAAGGGCGACATTGCATTACAGAAAAGCAAGGGTGTCAGTTGTAAGGAAAACAAACTTGTAAATCGTCATACAAAATTATGTAAATTACTGAAAACCAAAAACTTGTCTGATATAAAGGATTCCACTGATTACTATTGGAAAGTGTTGAGTGCTCCTTCCTATCGTATGAAAAAGAAAAAGGTTTTTTTGGAAAGGAGCCTTGATATACTTGAATCCCGTTACGAACGTAAACAGGAGGAAAGACTTGCTGAAATGCTTGAAAATCATTCCTATGCAGACAAGTTCTTCGGTTTAAGCAAGTTCAAATTCAAGCTAAAGTATCGCAACTACTATACAGGAAAAGAAGAAACTTATACCGTGTTCAAGGATGATGACGGTATTCTGAAAGAAACGTTCCCCGATGCAAGATGTATCGGGCGCAGACACTATAAAATCATAGACGGTAGACGTGTCCTGGTACGAAAGGTATTTAAATGTGACGTATCGGGTGGCTATATCATAGATAGGGAGGAATACATATCCCGTTCCGTTCTGAATGACTTTAAATTCGTTCACTATACACTTTATGGAAAGAAAAAGAATAGGGCAACATATAATTTTGAGAAGGAGTTTGTGGCATGATTTCAATAGAGGATTTCAAGAAGATAACCGAATACCTGTTTGAATGGTGTTCCCCCACGGGACTCAGCAAGGAATGGTCACGCAAGGAAGATAAAAGAATAGAGAAGTTTCTGGGAACGTGTAATATTGACAGCACGGTTCTTTTATTCGAGTTCATGTCATGGGTATTCCTAGAGAGGAACAGGATAAGGAAAGGAAGTTTACCCTCTATTACACACCTTACAGGAGTAAGAGCTGCACAAAGATATTTTGCCGATACGGAAGAAGCAAGGAAAATAAGGTACTTCAATCAAAAGGATATATATAAGAGAGGATGGACCAATCCTATAAGGGAAATATCTGAAAATGTGTTCAACAAGGAGTATTTCAAGAAACTTAGAGATAGATTCCGTTCAACGGGAAGGCTCGCTCTATGTGCCGAATATTTACCGTATATATTTGATTCAAAGGATTGTAGGGGATGTGAACTTGCAAGTATCTGCCAAAAGATGTTGTAAAACATAAAAGTCTTTTTATAAAAAAGTGCTTAGTTTTTATGGGATTCTCAAAATGAATCCCTATTTTTGTTTCCGAATTAAAAACTTATAGTTATGGAAACATTTAATCAATCGGTAAAACTTGTGAATCCCGTGGATGATTTTCCTGCAATGGCGGAGGAATTGTACGGACTTAATTTTATGGGAGAAGTTAATGTAGGAAACATAGAGGTATTTTGCGTGAACCACGAATGTGAATCTCTTCTTTTTCATTTGACAAATTATGTAAGACTTGATGATCGTTCTATTATATATGATATAGTCCAGTCTTTACCCCATGTGGTGTGTTCATATAATGAAGATCACTTTGTTGTGGCAGCCATTCCTAGCATACATGCCATGGTAAAGAACAATATGACATTACGAGAATTTTGCAGAATGAATACGTGTACCGTTCCTTCCGATAAGGATATAAAGCGATACACGTTCCGTGTGCAGGCTGACCCTGAAACGCTTTATTTCCTTTACCGTCTTGTTGGGTTTTCAATTGGAGTAGGAGAGATAATGAAAAAACCGTTCCCGTGCGAGTATGTGACCCTTAACGGGTTGCAGATAAGGGATCTTCAACTTTCATACGAGAGAGGGTTCTATGTTTCTTCTTTTAATTTAGAGAACATTATTCTGAAAATGAATGAAATCGTTTTCAGGAACAGTGAACGTGTGGAATGGGAAGAATAACAAAAGAAGTCCGTCCGTGTAAGTCTTGTGGCGATTCCTATCTGATATACGATCATAATAAATGGCTGTGCCGGGATTGTGCAAGAAAGAGGAAACAGGACAGAGTAAAGGAACTTTCGGGAAGAAGCGATTTTAATGACCTTAGAGATGTTTTTAGAGAGATATGGAATGAACGTCCACACTACTGTCAAAACTGTGGGAAATGGCTGGGAAACGAGCCGAAAGCCGTATTTTTCAGTCATATAAAGTCACGTGGCGCACATCCCGAACTTGCATACGAAAAATCAAATATATTGTTATATTGTTCCGAATGTCACCATAGGTGGGATTTTGGAGATAGGACGGAAATGAAAGGAAATAAGGAATGAACAGTGTAATAGGAAGAATATATGCAGGATATCCTGTAAACAAATTACCCGATAGGGATATATGGCAGTACGTTATTGAATATGAAAACAGTTATGGGAAACTGTCAAAGATGTTTGTGTCACAGAAAGGTTCTTATCCCGAAGATACACATCATCCTATAAGATTCAGATTCGATTTGATGATAGAAGCAATTCCCAAACAGAACCCTAGTGAATTTGGTCCACGGCATTTCACAAACGTTCATGTGACAAATGCGGTGCCGCTGTATAGTATAGAAGAGATTGAATATGAAAAGCGGTTTATTAAATCAAGAAAGTCATGAAATACATATTAGTAAGATTGGAGAATAACAATCAGCCTAAATGGAAACCTAAAGAGGTAAGGAAACTTAGGGTGATACGGGAAACAGAAGAGTTTTATGTGGTGGACGATGGAGAACCAGAACCTTCCCTATATTCAAAATCAATTGTCAAACTCGAAAACGTAATAGAGGAATGAGAATCAGAATACCAATGGTGTCACCCGATTTGAGTAATTGGGAGGACCCGAAGAAAAGACAGACAATAGTGATGAAAGTAATCGGAACAACCGAAGATGCCTTCCTAGTGATAGACGGATGGGATAATGAAACGTACCATTATCCTAAAGACATGGTATCGGAAGGAGATATTATATTGGAGGAAGGGGATGAATATGGAACCGTTTGAGATTCTTGAAAAACTTAGGGATGTACTTGATTCATTCAATTGCGAAACGGTCGTAAAGGCCCTGGACGATTACTTTGAAACAGGGAACACGGATGGATTGGAAGAGAAGATAGATGATTTGATAGAAACGACTTCCATACACAAGTTTTTCTATTCATTCCAAACACGTGATGGAGAGTACACAATCAAGAAACGTCTTATTGAAGCATTCATAAAACGACTTGACGAAAGCGGCAATCCTATCATTGAAATAAATCCGATAGAGGATTCCGCGGCACAGTTCAAAAACAATCCTATCAAGAATCTGGTGATGATATACAGCAATGAAGAATCAAGGGATTGTGAGTATGAGAAATTAAAGATAATGATGTTATAAACATGAAAAGAGTATTAGTATTAGAAAAAGCAACCACATCGGGAATCGTTCAGTATTTGAACGAGAACTTTACAAAGAAGAACGGGCAGGAATTTAATCGTAATGACCTTACATGGTTTATCAAGGACGGACGTTTGCCACGATACCTTGGTAATTTCGAGATAGTAAAGAACAATGAAAACAAATACTGCACACTGAATGTATATGACATTTGGCAGATAATTGAAGAGGATTAATTATGCAAACAGCACAGAAATATGTAATTTTTTTTGATATTGAGTCAGGGGGTATTCCGTCAAAAGATAAACTTGCTTTCTATGATATTCCCCTTATAGAAATATCATTCGTGGTAGTTGATATGCTGAAACTGGAAATAGTGGATAAGGTGGAAATCACATTCCCGTACATGTATTTTGACAACCTGGAATATTCCATGCAGGCACAGGAAGTCCATGGTATCACTCCTGAAATGCAAAAATCAAAGGCTGTTACATTGAAGGAAGCGCATAAACAGATAAAAGACCTGTTTGCCGAATACAAGAATCCTAGATTGAAATGTACGTTATGCGGACACAATTCGGTAGGATTTGATACTCCGTTCCTAAAAAATTTCTTTGAACACATGAATGACAATTTGGACAATTACGTATTGTTCAACGTAGATACAATGATGTTGGCACAATGGGCGGCTTTGGAACAGGAGAACTATAAATTGGGAACGTGTACCAATTTGTATGGAATAGAGCTTGTGGACGCTCACCGTGCTTCTACTGATACAGAAGCAACAGCGAAATTGGGAATTGAGTTTATCAAGAAGTTACGCGGAGAAGGTGCTTCCGTTTCGGAAGGAGGAAAGAAAATCCGTTATCGTGAATCGTTTCAAATCGAAAAATAATGAATGTACTAAGTTTGTTTGATGGAATGTCGGGAGGTCAAATTGCACTTACCGAACTTGATATTCCAATAGATAAATACTATGCTTCGGAGATTGACAAATATGCCATGCAGTTTACCATACAGAACTTTCCTAATACGATACAGGTAGGTGACATAAGGGAACTTGATATAAACAAACTCGATAAGATAGATTTGCTAATCGGAGGAAGCCCGTGTCAGTCATTGTCTATGGCCGGGAAAAGAAAAGGTCTTTCAACAAAGGAGGGGGTAGATATTTTTGATTTGGAAATGTACCTTGAACTGAAGGAAAACGGTTTTGAATTTGAAGGACAATCCTATTTGTTTTGGGAATACATTCGTATTTATAACGATCTTCTTGAACGTGGCGACAATCCTAAATTCTTTCTTGAAAATGTAGAGATGGGAAAGAAGTGGGAGAGCGTGTTCAATGATATATTGGGAAGAAAGGGTATTCATATCAATTCTGCACTTGTATCGGCACAAAACAGAAGGCGCATATACTGGACGGATATCCATGACGATATTCCACAGCCGGAAGATAGGGGAATACTTTTAAAGGATATCCTTGAAGAAGAGGTTGATGAAAAATATTTCTTGTCTGACAAGATGGTTGAATGCTTGAAGGGCAGGGTAAAGACGGGAAATGATCCGACATGTGTTGCGATGACAGCCTGCCTTACTCCAAAAAGAACCGAATATGGAAAAAAGATAAGAAAGGAATATGAAGCCGGGATTGTAAAGGAACAGATAAAGAACATCCAACGGCTTGAACCTAGGGAAGATGGAAAAATCAATTGCCTTACAACAGTACAAAAGAATAACCTGATAATTGTTTCGGGAACGATACGTGCATTCGGAGGAAAACACTTCCGTGAAATTAAATCGGGTAAATCATGTACACTGATGGCAAGGGCTAGAAATGACGGAAACGCACAACCATGTGTTCAAATTGGTGCAAAAATTAGACGTCTTACCCCAACCGAGTGTGCACGGCTTCAAACCGTTCCTGAACGATATATATGGGATGGAATATCTGACACACAGCGTTACAAGATGCTTGGAAACGGATGGAACATAGAAACAATTAAACATATATTTAAATATTTAAGACGATGAATGTATTGAGTTTATGTGACGGGATAGCTTGCGGACGTATTGCACTGGAAAGAATGGGATATACAGTGGAAAGATATTATGCAAGCGAAATAAATGCTCCTTCCATTAAAGTGGCATTAAACAATTATCCTGATATTGTTGAATTGGGTGATCTAAAAAATTGGAAAGAATGGGATATACAGTGGAAAGATATTGATTTATTGATTGGAGGAACACCATGTCAAGACTTTTCTCAATTAGGGAAAGAAAAACTCAATTTTGACGGAGAGCGTTCAGGATTGTTTTTCAAATATGTTGATATACTTAATCATATCAGACAATTCAATCCTAATATAAAATTCCTGCTTGAAAATATGAAGATGAAATCCGAATGGGCTAACATCATATCACAATATTTGGATGTTGATTATGTGTATATCAACAGTTCGGATTTTTCTGCACAAATGAGAGCAAGATACTACTGGTGCAACTGGAAAATACCTGCATGGAAGGACAAGGGGATATTGTTCAAGGACATCATCACGGACGGGTATGTGGAGAAAGACAAGTCGTGGTGTATGCTTGAATCATGGAACAGGTTTGCCAAGAACCCCGAATCACTGTTGAGAAGGTATAGGAAATCCCTTACACCATTGATATTCAATTCACCTGACTGTAATCCGAAAAATGGCTTTAGAACACCTAATATTACGGAAGCGGAAAGATTGCAGACCGTTCCAGAAGGTTATACCAAATCAGTGGAACCACATATAGGAATGGGATTGCTTGGAGATGGATGGACCGTGGATGTGATATGTCACATATTTAAAGGATTGAAAATATGATTGATTCTGTTGATAAAAACATAACCCTTACATCCTTGCAGGAAAGAAGGTTGTTTGATACGGTGGAAACTATCATATCCAAACTCCCTACAAAGGCAATAGATGAACTCATGACAGGATACATGGGTGACATTGATGCTCTGATTCATTCGATGATGATGTCGGCAGAGAAAGCCATGTTCATAGGAAAAACCATTGATTCGGAAAGTTTGGATTACTTGGATAATCTGAAAGCGTCCATGGATTTACAGTTGAAAAAGATGTCGTTCAACTATTTCTGTACAACCGTGCTCTCCAACTTCCGCATGAACTGGCGTAATCTGGAACAGGGATCTCTGATGCAGCTATATCCTTGGAGTAGTTATCTCGCTAGTAGAGGCAGCGGCAAAAGCTATCAGTATTGTTATGCCTTTCCTTTATGGCGGTTATACGGCTATGATGTGCCACATTCATGGGATGATCCAAGGTATATGGTGTTCAACAATAATTACAAGGAAACCTCTCTCATATCATCTTCTATCCAGTTATGTAAGGCACACATGACAAAGATTATCAATGAGATAGATAACAACGAAATCATAAAGGAGAAGTTGAATCCTAATAATCGGGCCAAGATTGGTGAAATGGGCGTTCAGACTGAAACAGGTGCGATAATCCATATCAGAGGTGCCAGTTCTGCAATCCGTGGTTTACATACCGGGGCATGTGTAGTGGACGATATGCCGGATGAATCAAGTCTTTACAGCGAGGAAGCACGACAGAAGCTAAAGGAACTTATCAAGGGTACGATTGAGCCGACAGTGGAACCGTTCGGATATTTCATTATATCGGGAACACCGTTTTCCAATGCTGAATCGGACTTGTATAAGGTGATAAAAGCCGACAAGCGTTTCAAGTGTTTTGAATATCCTATAATTTTCCCCGATGGCAGACCGCTTGCCCCCGACAGATATACATTTGAGGACCTTATAAGAAAGAAGGAAGAACTTGGAACAACCGTATTTGCACGTGAGTATCTTGTTATTCCTATTGACGATAGTTCGTCTATATTTCCATACGATATCCTTAAACGTACTACGATAGGGATGGAAAATGTGGATTATGCAACGACTGTCGATAATTTCCCTATTAAAATGACACGGGTTGTTATAGGTGTGGATTTTGCCATATCAGGTAATATCGGAGCAGACTTTACCGTTTACTCTGTTGTTGGCATGGATGCAATGAAAAACTACTACCTAATCTATTACGAACGCCTTAAAGGTGCAAGTCACAATGAACAGGTGGATAAGATAGTGGTATTGGATCAGATGTTCAGACCTAACAAGGTGGTATGTGAATCCAACGGATTCCAATCCATTCTTGCAGGATTGGCAAGGGAACGTGGATTAATGAATATAGATACATTTACTACGACAGAAGGAAACAAGAAGGATTTGCATAACGGATGGGCCAGTCTTGCAGCACTCTTTGAAAGAGGTCAGTTCAAGATACCATACAAGGCAGGGACAACAAAAGAGAAAACGGATTATCTGTTTTCCGAATTTTCTTCCATTACATTCCGCTCTGACAAAGGGAAACTTGAAGCAGGGTCCGGTCATGATGATTGCGTGTCCTCTATATTCATTGCCTATCAGTCATTGAAAGAAGGTAAGGGAAGTGAACCTGTGGTAACAATGCTTTAATTTTAATTTTTATGGAAAAACTAAGTGCCAATTTCATACCCGAACTGTTTAAGATGGTATTTATGGACAAGGATGTGTTGTTCCTGTGCAAAAGATACCTGAAATATCAGTTCATCCCTAAAGAGATGCCGGGATATAAGGTTCTTCTAAGGGAAGCGGTTGCAATATATGACGATAAGAACATTATTCCCTCATTAGGGTTCATATCGCAGAAGTTCAGTGACAACGATGCTGTCCAGGAAGCTGTGGACGAGATAAAGGAAACAGATAAGCCTGATAAGGAATTGATAATAAGCCAGCTTGAAGCGTATGTAAAAAAGATACGCTTCAAGGAAATGGTAAACAAAATCCATGACCTGTACGAAGAAAACAAGGTCGAAGAAGCAATATTCACGGCAACGGAAGAATCAAAGGAGATACACGAAATATCCCTTAGAAATGCCGTAGGAAATTTCAAGAAGGTATTCCGTGGATTTGAGGAACGCATGAAACAGAACAGGGAGTTCAGGGAAAAGGATTCTACGGGAAACAAAGTGACGTTCGGGGTAGATGTACTTGATGAAATTTCCTATGGAGGAATAGACAAGGGTGATACCGTACTGTGGATTCTGCGTTCGGGAGAAGGAAAGTCAACCGTTCTGAAATGGCATGGATACAGGGCCTGTATGGATGGGAAGAAAGTCTTGCACATACAGCTTGAAGGAGGTGTAAGTGCATGTCTTTCCAAATATGATCAAATCGTTACAGGGCATCCGTACATGAAAGTAAGAAAAGGTGAACTTTCCGAAAAGGAGATGGATTTGTTCAGAAAGACCGCAAGGGATGTGGAAACTCTTCTAGGTTCGGATATAGAGGTGTACGGGTTCGAGAAATATGGGGAAGCGTCCATGATGGAAGTACGCAATATTGTACTTGAATATTACAAGGCACATGGGTATTTCCCCGATGAACTCATACTCGATTCACTTGATCTTGCCATAACAGGAGAGAATGCACAGGTAGATACCAATCCTAATTTTCTGAAATACAGGTTACAAAAAAATGCACAGCGATTCAAGGATATATGCAATGAGTTCCATATAGCCGGAATAACAGCCACACAGGCTTCCAATGTTCCTGTTGAAATATGGAACAGTCCAGACAGGGTAATTGATCGTTCATATACGGAAGGTGACAAGACGCTTGTAAAAACATTCTCCTATGTGTTTACAGGAAACAGGACGCAGGCGGAACGTGACAATAACAGATTGCGTATCTATACGGATAAGTTACGTGACTTTAAACAGGTAGGGAAAACATATCTGATAGCCACCAATTATGACAAGGGGGCGTTCTATAATGCCAAGGAAACCATTGCCATGTCCGGCTATCTGAATCCCATTGAGATTCAGAAGGTACAGAAGAAAGAGAAATTGAAAAAGGAAAACCGTGTAAAGAATGATGTATAGGATATGGCTAAGATTGATGTCGATGAACTTAAAGCCGAACTGAATCTTACCCCTTTTGGAGCACAGGGGTGGATGCAGAACAAGAATGAGCCATGCGCATTTTGTGGCAGGGGTGGCAAATGGGGGTTGCTGATAAACAAGGAGGATAATGTGATGGTGTATCACTGTTGGTACTGCAACACAAAAACCTCTCTATTCAGCTATCTGAAAAAGATAAACCGGACAGATCTTTGGCACAAGGATTTTCAGAATACCTTGAAAAAGGACAGCCTTCCTATGTTTAATGATGAAAATGATGATGAGGATGAAGATGGTGAACTTCCCGAAATGGAACTTCCTAAAAGACTTGAACTGCTTCCTGTTGATAGTGACCCCTATCTGAAAAGACGTGGATTCACGGAACACCATTACAGGTTGTTTGAACCGTCTGTAACCAATTTTATTCTTGAAAGAAAATTAAGGGATTATATCATATTCAAGATAAAGATGGATAACAGGGTAGTTGCATGGTTGGCACGTTCAAGAAAATCAAAGGAATTTCATATACAGAATCTAAAGGATGCAAAGCAGGGGAAAGCAAGGTTGCAGTTAAGATACGAGAACAGCAAGACTAATTTCCGAAAGATAATAGGTGCATACGACAATATAACCGACAATACACAATGTGTTATTGTGGTGGAAGGACTGTTTGACTATATCAATGTAGATAATAAGCTGCATTTACAGGATTCGGAAGCCGTAAGATGTTGTTTTACGTTCGGAAATTCCATATCAAGGGAACAGGTTGCCTTATTGAAAAAGAAGGCGGGAGTGAAGGAGATAGTTATCATGTATGACCCTGATGTGACGGAAAATATTGCTTCGGCTGCAATCACTGTATCACGTAGTTTTGAAACATGGATAGCGTTATTGAAAAATAAGAAAATAGATCCAGGAGATGCAACTGAAAATGAACTTTGGGATGCACTTGATAATCTTGCTACTCCGTTTGATTTTTTCAGTAGATTGATTTAACTTTGGGGAGATGTCTAACTTTAATTATTGCAATAAAAATGAGCGAAGATATTGAAAAAATGAACCGTCTTTCAGTGGGTGAGTTCATTGAACTTCTACAAATGGAATTTATATCAAGAAAAATGAGAAGCATTTTCTATGATGATCCGAAAGTCAAGTCTATCAATGCAGAGATAGCGAAGAAAAAGAGAGAAAAGATAGTGGATATGTCCAAGAAAATGGGCTGTCTTACAATCTTTGACCGTGAAACGCTTCTTGAAGAAATGTACTACAAGAAATTCCTCAATCCTTATGGGCTTCCTAATCTGACCTATGGGAACAAGGGTGATTTAGTAAGATGGTATGACAAGAAATCATTCGTAAAACGTGGTCATTGGGTAACGTTCAGAGGAAAACCATATAAGGTTGTCGATAATGATGCGGAAATGGAAGAGGTTTGCATTATACATGACAAACGAAAGATTTATGTTCCATATAATTTCGTAACCTTGCTTACATTGGAGGAATTTGATTGTGACGAACTTTTAAAATAACATACGGTGGAAGAAAAGAAAGATGAAAGATTCCTAGCACATTCAATTGTGTTAGGGTTCATTCCTAGTGGCAGTTCCCGTGGTTTTTCAGCCATAATAGTAACTGTTGCAGGATGTAATTTGAGATGTAAGTATTGTTCGCGCTATTCTGTCAGCAGAACAGGTGAGAATACTCTTGATGAAGAATATGTTCTTGAAATGATGCAAAAGCATCCTAATATCAAGAGAGTATTCATAACAGGGGGTGAGCCATGTATGCGAAGAAACATGAAACATTTCATTGAAACCATAACTGAAAAAGGCTATGAGGTTATAATGGAAACAAATGGTTCAATGTGGCCACAAGGCTTCTATAAGGCAGCACATGGATTATCCAAAGTTGTAATCCGTCCTAAGATGTCATACAATAGGCCTTCCATGTATGAGGACACCAAGATTCATGAAAAAGAAAATAATTCATGGAACTATTTTGATTACTTTATGCACTATTCAAAATCGTATGAGTTCCATTATGAAGTAGGATGTGAAATGGATGTGGAAGCTGTCAAGAAGCATATCAAGACCCATGAAATATCTAATGAAAAGGTGTGGCTATCATCCCGTAAGGATATTGATATGGAAGCGATGGAGAAGATAAATGAAATGTTGGAAACAGCCTGTCTTGAAATGGGCTGGAACCTTGATAAATAAAAACTTTATAATTTTGAACAAAATGGAAAGATTTGAAAAGATTGAAACTTTTTCGGAGTATGAAAAACTTGCAGAAGTAACGTGCACCTATCCCGATTCATTGATGGTGGTATGTGTAACATTGGGTTTGTGTGGCGAAACAGGAGAAATGTTTGAAAAGATCCAGGTAGAACAGGAAAATGATGAAGAATTAAAGAAGGAAGCAGGAGATATTTTGTGGTATCTTGCAATGATTCACAAGAAAATGGAATTGCCGGAAGTAAACGAATGGCTGGAAATCACAGACCTTACAACAGATGCGTTGTTTGACCCCATCGTATCTATGGGTAAGATAGCCGAACAGGTAAAAAAGCATATCCGTGACAATTGGGATGGAAATCTGCCTATTGTATTATCGGACAGTCGTAAGGAAGTTGTTTTTGAGGAATGGAAGAAAGTGTTGAAAGCCGTTACCTATATTGTGGCAAAAACGACAGGAACATCTATCAAGGAGGTTGCAGCAATGAATATAAACAAGCTGTATGACCGTATGGAACGTAACAAGATTCATGGGGAGGGTGACAATAGATGAAAAGATTGAGATACACCAAGGTAAACGTTATCGGAGCACAGAATACAGGGAAAACAACCCTCATAAACGCATTGGCAGAGGATAAGGATATAAAAGCCAGTGGACTTAATATCATGACAGGTATGTTACGTAGAATGGCTTCCGAAGGGAAAATAAACATCTCTGTTGACGGTGATCCCGATTCACAAAGAATTATGTTTTCCTATTACTCCGAACTTCTTGAACAGGGGAACAATTTTATTTCCGACAGATGTGTTGTTGACGTGATTGCATATACATCCGAGATGTGCGACATGGAAGAAGAAGGTGCAAGAAAGATGAAATTCTCCATGGAAGAACAGTATGAACGCAGGGAATTGCTCAAACAGGTGAAATACCTTAATCCATGTCTTAACATCTATCTTCCTATTGATGATGGGATAGAGATTGTAAATGATGGGGTACGCTGCATTGATGAGGAACACAGAAAATACATTGATACAAAGATAAAGTGGATATTGACAAACAACTTTATTCCATATCGTACTGTAAGAGGATCGGTTGAAGAACGTGTACAACTTGTAAAGGGATTGTTGTTCATTTAATGTGTTGATACATAGGGATAAAACAAAAACTAAAAAACTTTTTATAAAAATTTTCGTAGTTTTTCTTGCATACTTAGAATTTTTATCCCTATATTTGCATTGTCGAAATGAGATTTATGATATAACGTAACTCATTGGATTATATTACAAATTAATTATTAATCATTAAAATTAAAAACAAAATGGCTGTATCATTTTTAGACGCACGAAGAGCGGCTGCAAAACTAGAGATTGAAAATTACGAAACATTAAGTCCGAAAGACAAACTGATTGCTGCCGTAAGCGATGTATTGGGAGAAGATGTATCGGTTATGGATTCCGATCAGTTGAAAAAATCTGTCGAAAACTACATCGAAAACGGTGCACAGGGCGGCAACGAACCCGAACCCGTGGAAGATGATGAACAACAGGATGAGATTCCTACCCCGGAAGAACCCGCAGAAGGGGACGAATTACCAGCAAAGGAAGAAGAGAAATCTGCCCCGAAACCTGCAAGAACAAAGGTATCGTCACGTACAAGAAAGGTAAATGAAGAAAAACAGACTGTGAACATCATTAGAAAGGAAGAGGAAAAACCGACACCCGAACCCGAACATAAATTGGAGGAAAATCCCGATGAACCGAAACGTTGCTGTGACCAGCATGAATCACTGGCAGTATCCGAAAACGGTTCGCTGAAACCTGGTGCAATGGCAATCATGGGTGTAGCCAAGTTCCTTGACAGCCTTTCAAAATCGTTGATGGAACTCAACCATGACCTTTCCATCGGAAACCTTTCAAAATAAAAATGTAAAACATATAAGGTAATACAGGTACGGGAGAGATAATTAACCATAATAGTCAGCACAAAAGTTTACCAAAAACCAAAACCCGTGCCTGTATTTCTTTTTCAATAAAAACCTATTTTCGTGAACGAATTAATTCAATATCTGAAAGATCATTTTATTCCTTTCTCACATATCAGTGATAGGGTTGTGGAAATAGGATGTGAAACGTATGAATTATCTTTTCCTAATGAAAGCAACTCGTTTTTTGACCGTGACTTTCACTGGGATACTGCATACACCGAATGTGATAATTATATCTATTCCTTTGGCGGTGTATGGTATTGGTTGAAAAAGGGGAGTGAGAATGATGTGAAACTTAACAAGGTACTGTATCTTTCGGAACCCGAAATAGAAGAAGATTTTAGAGAATCAGCTTTTCTTGGTGTTCATGGAAACATGCAGCTTCTTGATGGTATGCACTCCTATGATGAATGGTGCATTAAGGCAAAATGGCTTAGCATAACCGTTTTAGGTATTTGTGAGAAAGGACATCTTTCGGGTGCATTCAAGTTTCAAGAAGCATGTCAGAAGTATGGAATAAAGCCTGTATTCGGAATGGAAGTTCCTGTTCTCGATGAAGAAAGAGATATTCGCTTTACAATCAAGGTATATGCAAGGGATGAAGATGGATGGAGAATGCTCCTTGAACTGAATCGCTTATGTAATGTAATCCATAAGGAATATTGTACATTGAATGAGTTTGTTTCATTGGCGAAATCTGAATCCTATAAGGAGCATACATTTACAGTGGCAGATCCTAAAACTGTTGAATGTCAATATCTGTTGGATTATGTATTGGGCAAAGATGAAATGTACGCTCAGTTTGATACAGTGGAATATGAACAGGATGATAGGGATAAATGGTATCTTGAAAATCTGAAAATGTTCTATTCCAAGAAATGCAGGTTTATAGCCATTTGTGACGCCTATTATCTTGAACCCGAATATGCCTATATACGCGAAAAGATAAATTCAATTCTCAAAATAACGAACTATAAATCATCCAATCAATATTTCAAGAACTTCCAGGAATATTTCCTTGAAATGCAGGCATTGTTTGGGAACGATGACCCTATGTTTGATTTATGGGATGATGCGATAGGAAATCTTCACTATGTATCAGAGAACTGTAACTTTGTCATTGATTCAAAATCAAGGCATCTTCCATGGTATATAATGACCGAAGAAGAAAAGAAACGGTGGAGGACCAATGATGAGATGTTTGTAGACCTTATCTATGAGGGATTGGAGAATCATCCCGAACTGATAGAGGAATACGGAGAGGAAGCTGTTTTTGCACGTATAGATGAAGAAATAGATGTTATCCGTTTCGGTGGTGTAGTGGATTACTTCCTTATACTTCGTGACATTGTGAATTGGGCACGGTCACAAAACATTCTTGTAGGGCCAGGTCGTGGTTCGTGTGCAGGAAGTGCTGTGGTGTACCTACTTGGATTGACAAAGGTAAATCCATTGAAATACGAATTGTTCTTTTCACGTTTCCTAAACAAAGGACGTATTCAGAAATCCTTACCTGATATTGATACCGACTTTCCTACTAACAGACGGCAGGAAGTCAAACGGTATATGGAAGAACGTTTTGGAACAAAACAGGTATGTGCCGTAGGAACATATACAACATTGCAGTTGAAAGCTGCAATAAATGATATGGGAGATAAATACGGTGTCGCTATTCCTGAAAGAAAACGTATTTCCAAGATGTTGGGAGAGGAAAAGGAAAAGACCGTAGAGGACTTGTTCAGAACAGCATTGAAAAAAGCCGAGTTCCGTGCTTTCATGCGAAAGAATACGGAAATGTTTAATGACCTGTTTGTAATACTTGGAGCACCAAAGGCACGTTCTATTCATGCCTGTGCGGAAATGATATTTCCACAAAACAGAACAATGTTTGAATGGTCCCCATTACGACTTGAATCGGACACAAATCAAATGGTATGTGAATGGGAAGGCGGAGAACTTGATCATGCAGGATTCCTGAAAGAGGATATTCTTGGTCTTAATCAGTTGGACAAGATACATGATATTCTTGAACTTATCAAACAGAACACAGGAACAGCTATTGACCCGTACAAGGATATTCCATTGAATGAGCCGGAAGTGATGAAATACTTTGGAAACGGATGGAATGGTGATGTATTCCAATTCACAGCCAAAGGAATGAACGGTTATGCACAGATAATGAAGCCCAATTCAGTAGAGGAATTATCTGCATGTACGGCACTGTATCGCCCTGGACCGCTTGAAAACGGTATTCATTATTCCTATGTAAAACGTAAAAACGGTAATGAAGAAGTGGAATACCTTACGGGAACCGAATCCTTCCTGAAAGACACCTACGGACTGTTGCTGTATCAGGAAAACGTGATGCAAGCATCTATAACACTTGCAGGATTTACATCTATGGAAGCGGATGATCTTCGTAAAGCTATGGGTAAGAAGAAGGCAGATGTAATGGCAGAATTGAAGGCAAAATTTGTTGATGGGTATATAAGCAAATGGGGTGTAACAAAAGAATATGCAGAGGACTATTTTTCTATGATGGAAGAGTTTGCAAAGTATTCGTTTAATAAAGCCCACGCAGTTTCCTATTCAATAATTTCTTACATTTGCCAATGGCTGAAAGTTCATTATCCTATGGAATTTTGGTCAGTAACCTTTACATGGGCCAAGATGGACGAATACCCTTTATATATCAATGAGATTGAAAAGACGGGTAATATCGGTATCAAGACGGTAAATATCAATCATTCAAGAAGTCATATCGTATCCGACAAGGAAACAAATTCAATGTACTGGTCACTCAATTCTGTTAAACAGATAGGAGAACAGGCATTGAATCAGTTGAATGAGGAAAGGGATAAGAACGGGGAATATTTTTCTCTGGAGGAATTTCTTGACCGTCATAATTTCAAGAACAGCAAAGTTACCAAGTCAGCCATAGAGAACCTCATCTATTGTGGTGCATTTGATGAACTCGAACACGTTGAGCATCCTAGTGAAAGATACTTCCTACTTGACATATACCGTACCAAATGTAAGGTAAAGGTTGACAAGAGCAAGGATAAACTATCTTTGGGATACGATAAGGGGAAACATGAAGAAGATTGGTGGTGGATGCTCATGCAACGCAATCTTTGTGGATTCGGAGAGTTTGATCATGAAACGCTTTCATTGCACCTTGATAAATGTACACCCTATTTCTCACCTTCAAAATTGCAGGAATATAACGGCTACGGATATAGTGATGTAAAAGTAGGCGGCTATGTGATGGAGGTAGAGGAAAAGAAAACCAAGAACGGTTTTATGGGTTTTATCAAACTTGATTGCAATTATGATTTTGTCCATGTAGTGGTAGGATGTGAGTTGTATGAGGAAATGTCTGAATACTTCAAAAATTCTAAAGATTGCCTGTTGTATTTAACAGGGTATCCTACTTACAGTAAATTTGATGATTGTAACATTATTCAGATAACAAGACGTTCCCAGTTTGTTCGATTAAAATTGGATTAGAGATATGAAGAAAGTTATACACCTAGATGATGATAGTGTTTTGGTATTGCAGTCCAGCGATTTTGAGGAATGGTTGGACATGGATGATCTGACAACTATCAATTATCAGAATCTGTTTGGAGATGCAGTAACATGCTCTGCATTGCTTAACAAGATAGGGCAATTGCGTGCTGATGCGGAAGCCAATGCGTCCACTATGAAAATGAAATACGATATAGTGATGGCAGAGGAAAGACGCAGATACCGTAAGATGGCTTCCAAGGGAAAGGGATTCGTATTGATTGACGGTGAGAAAATAAAACTGACTGAAAAGGGGTTGGAGGACATTCTTACCTTATCATCCGATACACAGTTCTTCCTAAAGGAATACATACAGGCAAAAAAGGAGTTTGAATATCTCAACTCCCTCTATTTCTCTATTCAGTCTAAGGATAAGAAATTAAGTAACTTTTTAAGCAAGGTTACTCCCAAGGAGTTCCTGGATGAAATCATAGAAGGAAAGATTAATACATTTGAAATCAAAAGATTAGATAAGTAGATTTGAAGTTTTAATTTAGTTTTTAATGTTTAAAATTTTAGTATTATGGCAATTAACAGAAATCAGTTTAAGAGAACAGAAGTTTCAAAAGTGAAAGATGAAGCGCGCAAAGCGGAAAAGACAATGTATCGTAACAGCGACAATGAGTATGTGAATTTTGCTAAAGTGGAAGATGGAAAGAACGTGTTCCGTGTGCTTCCGTCCAAGACAGGCCGTGCATACATACCCTGTAAGACTACCAAACTGAAAGTATATCAGGAAATCAAAGGTAAGGACGGAGCGGGAACAGGTAAATATGAATGGAAGGACAAGAATATTTTCACGTCCGACATTCATGGAAATGCGGCATTTGGTGACAAGGACCTTTTGTCCACTTACATAAATTATGTGTATGAACTTGCCAATGAAATAGAGGATAAGGATGAGAAATCACGTTTCCTCAATCCTATTACGGGATATAGAAAAGGAAAAGGTGGCCCGTGGGTATGGGGTATCAAACCTGTCTTGAACTATATCTGTTATGTATTGCAAGGTAGCGACATCTACAAATTGCAGCTTACATCCAAACAGATTAAGGAAATGACCGATATTTCCATTGACCTTACGGAAGGTGACGGATTGTCAACCGATGTATTCTCTGATCCAGAAGAAGGTTATCCGTTGTGTATCAACAAACAGAAAGACGAGAACAACAAGACTGTCATGAAGGTCAGCGCACAGCAAATGACACGACAGGACAAGAGCCTTGAAGATTTTTTTGAAAAGAATCGTGTTCCTGACACTGTTCTTGAAAAACTGTTGAAACTTCCTACTCTTGAAGATTTGTATGAAAACGTATATACCAAACGTGAATTTGATTGGACGCTCGATGCACTGAAAGAGTTTGACCGTCAGAACGAATACAATATCTTTGAGAATGACGATTTCTTGGCAGAAGTGGAGGAACTGGAAGCAATATGCCCGGAATACAAGGGAAAGCAGGAAAGTTCTGATGATGAAGAAAAGGAAGAGAAAGCACCGTCACGCAGTGCAGGAAGAGATAAGGATGCTTCTGATGCAGGAAGCTCATATCCTACTCCCATGAAGATGCGCAAGTTCCTGAATGAATATATCGAAAATGAATACGGAGATGGTTATGAATTGCCTGACAATTTGAAGTTGGATGAACTGAAACATTGGTACGATCTTGCCAAGGCAGAAGAAATGCTTCCGTTTGACGAATAATAAACCGCTCTTTTATTTTATGAAAACAACAACAATGATAATAGGAGCACTTTGTGTGCTCCTATTTCTTTCAGTGTGGGAAGTAAAGCATTTGAGAGAAAGGGAAGCGAATTATTCAGAGCATTTAAGCCTTTATATTGATTCTTTGAATACTTATCGGATTAATTACCCATCTTCCGATTTTGAATTGCTTAAAAGGGAGAATAAGCTACTCTATGACGAATTAAAAGACGCCAAGGGCAATATTACGGAAGTGGTACGATGGAAAACACGGATTCAGTATGTGGATTCGGGAAAGGTAAGAGAGATAATGCCGGATGATTCCTTATTTCGCTTCAAGAAAGAATCCGATACAATATCCTATAAACTTGATATAACCGCTCCTTCTGTGGCGAATTACAATCTGGATTTTAAACTGAACAATCAGTTTACCATTGTAAAAAGAGAAGATGGAAAGGGAAACAATCAACTTGACATCACTTCCGGCATGAACGGAAACATTACGGATGTTACTGCATGGAGCAAAAGGAAAAAGGAGTTACCCATCTCATTCGGAATAGGTGTGGGAGCAGGATATGGATTAATAAACAACAAACCCGATATTTTTGTCGGAGCAACAATAACCTATAAGATATGGAAGTAAAACCGATAGCAATCATAAGTACCGATTGGCACTTGAAGCCAGATAACTGTGAACTTATAAACAACCTTCTGCAAGACGAACTTGAACTTGCAAAGGATATGGAAGTAGATACGCATATATGGTTGGGGGATATATTTGATTCCCGTATAAGTCAAAAGGAATGTGTGTTGAATACGTTTGGAAACATACTCGATTCCTATCATAACAACAAGCAGAAGATGTTTGTCATTCCTGGAAACCATGATAAAACCGATTACACGTCAAAAAATTCGTTTCTTGACCCGTACAAATACCATCCGTCATTTGTTCTGTTACGTGATGGGGTAATCAAGGAAATAGGAGGACTGAAAATGGCTTTCATGCCGTTTCTTTCTGATAAGGAATGGCTGGATGAATTTGAGAATATAAAGGATAAGAAAGCCGATATCTTGTTTACCCACATGGCTTTTGACGGAAGCTGCAACAATGATGGAAGCAAGGTGGACAGCAAGTTGACCCCTACTGTATTGAAAAAGTATAAATTCGTCTTAAGTGGCCACTATCACAATATGCAATATGTCACACAATCAATAATCCATCTTGGATCATTGTGTCAGAACAACTTTGGTGAAGATGATAAAAAAGGGTTTTATATCCTGTATAGTGATGGTACAACAGAACTTATAAAATCCGAGCGTTCATCATTCAAGAAAATAACCGTGGACTTGGATACCATGTCACCAGATGAAGTGGAGGAACAGATAACCCTATTTCATGCTTCCAAAAGAAACGACAATGATCGTATCAGAATAGAGGTCACAGGAACACAGGACAAAGTTTCCGCATTTGATAAGACAAAGTATTCCGCAATGGGGATTGATGTAAAGCCCAAGATAAAGGAAGTTGAGGAAGTTATAGATGTGGAAGATAAGGTTAACGAAATAAAGGTTTTGACAAAAACGGATATTATGGACAGATTTGCTTCATTCTGCAAGGAAAAGAAATATAATGTAGACGAAGCAAGTGATATATTACAAAAAGCATTGGGAGATTGATATTATGGCTATAAAGGATTTGATTGCAACAATAGAAAAGAGATTTGGAAAGGAAGCTATTTCCGGCAACCATGTAGCGGTAGATTGCATACACAGTGGTTCATATTCCCTTGATGCAGTTCTTGGTGGCGGTTATCCCAAAGGAAGAATCGTGGAGGTGTTCGGTGGGGAATCATGTCTTGACGGCCGTACACGTGTAAAAGTGAAATACGTGCATCATGGTGACAATGCTGTAATGGGATATTATAACAAGTCATTGAAGGTGCTCCACGGATGCTTCTGTGACCAAAGACGTAATTTTGACATTTACATCATGGGGATAGAGGAAGTTTTCGGTGAAATAAAGTGGCACCCTGTGGAAGATGTGATATATGTGGGTAAACGCCCTATCTATGAACTTGTGACAAAGAAAGGTCATGTGATAACGGCCACGGATGATCATAAATTCTATGTGGGTGACGGACAGTATAAGGAATTGAAGGAATTTACCAAGGGAAACCCTCTATTCGTTTACAAGCATGACACAAAACTTTGTCTGAAATATATAGAGGTAGACCGTGTTGAATCCATAGAACCCGTAGGAGATGGGAAAGTGTATGATGTGAAATGCGGTGGGAAATGGCATAATTTCATAGCTGATGATTTTGTCGTACACAATTGTGGAAAAACAACGGCTGCACTTCATTTGGTTGCAGAAGTTCAGAAAACAGGAAAGGCAGTGGGATATGTGGATGTGGAACAGGCACTTGACCCGTTCTATGCAGAGAAATTGGGTGTGGATATGTCTGCCGAAAAATTCATCCTGTCACAGCCTGACAGTGCGGAAGAAGCACTTGAAATCATCCGTACCATGTGTGAGGAACAGGAAATAGGTCTTGTCGTTCTTGATTCGGTTGCAGGACTTACACCTACTGCACAGGCACAGGGTGAAGCGGGAGATCAGAAAGTGGCCCTTGTCGCAAGGCTTATGTCCTCACAGTTGAATATTCTGAAAAACATAATCAAGCGTAACAACAACATCCTATTGTGTATCAATCAGACACGTGACACCATAGGAGGATTCGGATTCGGAGGAAACTCCACCAAGACACCCGGAGGACAGGCATTGAAATTCTATGCGTCACAACGGTTGGAGTTCAGTCGTATCGGTTCGGAAAAGGATGGAGATGAGATAACGGGAAACCTTACAAGGGTAAAGGTGAAGAAAAACAAGATTGCACCACCGTTCAAGAAATGTGAGTTTGTTATCCGATTCGGAAAAGGCATTGACAAGGTGCAGGAGATAATAGACCTGGGTCTTGATTATGGCATTCTGAAAAAGAAAGGTGCTTTCTTCTATTACGGTGATCAGCGTATAGGACAGGGAGAGAAGAATACCCGTAAATTCCTGGAGGAAGATGAATCATTGAGAATCGAAATAGGGGAAGCAGTAATCAAAAAAGCGAAAGAAGAATTGAATAAGGAACCCGATAAAAATACCGAAGAAAATGAGAATAACTAGTTTGTATATAAAGAACTTCTGTTCAATAGAAGAAGCTACCATTGACTTTAAAAATATCCCTATGGCAATCATAGGGATAAACAATACGGATGAAGGGCAGCAATCCAATGGTGCCGGAAAATCAGCCATACTTCATGCCCTGTTCTATGCGATTTACGGTGACAACCTAAGAAAGAATCTGGACAGGAAGCTGGTAAGACGTGGAACGGACAAGGCGGAAGTTGAGGTGTCAATAGTATGTCCTGCAAGAAATGTGGAAATGATTGTAAGAAGAACCATTCCTATCAAGGGTTCGGCAACCCTATCCATTACATTCAATGGAGTGGAGAAACCTTATGGTACAATTAATGAGGGGAACAAGATAATATCCGCATGGTTGGGTATAACGGCCGAAGATGCAAAGACCTATTACATCATATCCAAGGAAAATTATAAGTCATTCTTTACTTCATCCAATACAGATAAATTGGCGTTGATAAGCCGTTTTATCAATTTCAATGACATAGACAAGACAAAAGAGATTATTGACGGCAAGGTAAGGAAATTGGAAATGGAAATCCGTTCTCTCGAAAACAAGATTGTTGCATCCGAAAGTAAGATGGAAGTTTACAGCGAACAACTTGACAATATGTCCGTAGATCATCTAAAAGAACAGCGTGAACAGGAATTATTCCTAATAGAAAACAGGATTCTGTCGGATAAAAAGAAGATAGAATTATCCCAAATAAAAATAGAGGAACTAAAGCAGGCGATAGAAGATAAGAAAACGTTGAAGCTATCCTTAAACGAAAACATAAAAAACGCTGAATCAGAACTTATTAATGAAAGAAATAAACTTGAAGAAGCGTCCGCATTTGTTGAAACACAGAAGGAGATAGCCGATGAGATTCAAAAGGAAGTTGACGGAGTTAAATCGGAGAAGTCGGGAAAGACTGATGATAAGTACAAGATAGAATCCCAAATTGCCAAATACAAGTCAATGCTTACACGTCTTAATACAACTCTTGAAGGTGCAATAATCTGTCCTGAATGCGGCCATAGATTCCTATTGGAAGAAGGAACCACATTGAAGGAAACGGAAAAGAGAAAGAAAGAGGTGTTGAAATCCATAAACGAATATTCGGAAAAGATGGACAAGATCATTTCGTCAATTTCCGAATACGATTCCATTCTTTCCGAATATTCTACTGCAATTTCAGAGATAAGAACTGATTTGAACAATGCAAAGACAAGATTCAAGACAATAGAGGATAAAATCTCACAGAAAGAACAGAATCTTTCCTATTGGAAACGTGAACATGATTCAGCCGACAGTGTGATAGAAAGAATGATCATGCAGATTGAAAACCACAACAAGGATATTGATGTGTACAATGATTCAATCAAACGTCACGTACAGGAATTGGATGATTTGAGAGAGAAGCCGCTTGATAATCTGGCTGACCTTCAAAAACCCATAATTGAGAATATAAACCAAGAGGAAAGACTGATTGAAAAAATTAAAAATGATATATTTGCATTGAATGTTGAACGTGAAAATACCGAAAGATGGTATGCGCGTTTCAAGGAGTTCAAGATGTATCTTGCTGTGGAGCAGATAAAGAATATTCAGGCGGAAGCGAACGATACATTGGATGCCATGGATTCTGATTTGAGAATCATAATAGAAGCGTTCAAACTTGATTCCAAAGGGAAGATGAAAGAGGAACTGACACCCTATATTTTCCGTGATGAGATGGAAACATATTGGTATTATTCGGGTGGAGAGCGTGCAAGAGCGGAAATAGCCATGATTCTTGCGGTACAATCCATGATTAATACTACCAATCCGTGGGGAGGACTTCACTTTCTATATGTGGATGAAGTGCTGGATGCTTCCGATCCGATGGGAATAGAGAATATTATCCGTTCGTTGGAGTTCCTGAAACAGCCCTGTCTGATTACCACACAGATAAGTCGTGTTCGTGACAATATACGGAGTATCGTGGTTACGAAGGATAATGGAATTGCTAATGTAAAATTTGAATGATAATGGTAAAGGAAGTAAAGAAATTCATAGGCATAGACATCGGTTCAAAAGGGTTTGTGTCGGTAATAGATGAGGATGAGGATATACTTGAACAATTTTGGTTGTTCGACAATCCGAGTAATTGCGAATGTACCGAATTGGTAAACAAACTTATGCGTCTTGCCAAATATGAAGGGAATTGTCATGTGGTAATGGAGGATTTGCATGCACTCTTTGGAGCGTCCGCATCTTCTACATTCAAATTGGGAGGACTTGCAATGGCTACGGAAGCCGTTGTTGCCGCTCTTGGACTACCCTATACAAAGGTACAGGCCAAGAAATGGCAGAAAGACATATTCCAAGGAATACACGTCTATAAAACCTCCAGTACAGGAAAAACAAAACTCCTTGACACCAAAAGATGCTCTATCATGGCGTGCAAACGTGTGTTTCCCGGAATTGACCTAAGACGCATGGGAAAATGTAAGAATGATGATGATAACAAGGCTGATTCATTGTGTATGGCCCTGTACGCCAAGCGTAAGATAGGATAAACTTTTACATAATATGAAGAAACTGCAAAAAATCTATACCAACTTCGACAATCTTCGTGGAAGCATGGTTTACAATTACGAGAGAGGGCTGACACCCGAATCATTCAAGGAGGTAATGAAAGAAGCCGGATATGATCTGATAGTTCAAGACGGAAGTGACTATGAAATAGATGATTATATCGCTGTCCTTGGAAGAAACGCTGTTGTGGTGAACGTGATGAAAGTTGTGGGTATCAAATGGAAAGACAAAAAGGAAACGATTGTAGACTATTATACAGTTGAGAGAGTGCATAAGGTTGACTTTTTGGAAGATATAGGAGGTAGTCATGGCTAAGGTTGAGAAAACGGTGTATTGGTGTGACAATCCTGATTGTCCTGAATACAAGAAAGAACATTATGCAGGTTCAACACGATGGGGATACAGTTCCACAGGTGAAAAGAAATGGTTGGACCAGCCGGATTGCTCTCATTGTCGTAAACCTGTTTCCTATGAAGATAGATTGGAAGAAGTACCCGACATATCGCTTGCTCCGGGTGAGGGATTCAGTGGATCTCCATTCTCTTCACTTGATGATGCAGGGAAAAAGCAGGTTCTTCATAAAAGGTACAAGGAAGCCTACAAGAGAGAAGAGGGTGCAGCAAGGAAAGAAGCGGTAAAAAAAGCAATCATAAAAGATACGATGAATTACAGATACCGTTAATGACTGGTTTTAAGGGAGTTGGGCAACTAACTCCCTATTTTTATGTTATAAAACATAAAAACATTTTTATAAAAAGTGAGGTGATTAGGGCATGAATAAACAGAAAACGGTTATCTTTGCATCCGATAACCTATAATTTTGAATTAAAAATGTATGAAATCAACTATCACAATGTGAAAGAAGCGGTGAAGCATATAGGCAAACCACTGCTTCTTGTTTTCTTTCCCGATCAACCTTGTGTGTTCAGTATCGAGAAAGGAGTGTTCAATTATGAAAGACGGGATTTCCCTATCAATGAATTGCAGGACGTGAAGAACGTGACTTCACTTATTCAGAGCGGAACATGGATGAATTCCATGGAGTTCCTGCGCATTGAACTGACGTTGGATGTGGAAACGATTCAGTTCAACAATCTTATCAAGTGGATAAAGGTGGAAAAGACAAGTTACGATTACAGATATCCGTCACAGCCATGACAGAAAAGGAACTTGAAATGAAAATCCGCTCCCTTAACGATAGTTATAGGGAGGGAGATCCACAGGTAAGCGATGATACATTTGACAATCTTGTGGGGCAATTAAGGCAGATGAATCCTGGCAATCCATGGTTTTCAAAGGGAATACAGGATAAAGTTCCGGCAACAAGAAAGGAGAAACTTCCTATCCCCATGTTTTCATTGGAAAAAGTGAAAACGCCACAGGAAGTTGTAAAATGGATAATGTCATGCGGCCTTAAAGATGATGATGTACTTGTCATTACAGCGAAATATGACGGTATATCTCTTTGTGTAAATGAAAAAGAAGGCAAGGCATGGACACGTGGTGACGGAACCTATGGGCAGAACTGTACAGGTCATTTTGAGATGATGGGAAACAGTGCGTGGGATATATATGAGGGTGATGATGAATGTGATGAAGTTACCTATACATTCGGTGAAGCCATATTCGAGCAGGAAAACTTCTTACGTGAAATAAAGCCTGGAACAAACTACAAAGCTGCCCGGAATGCAGTAGGAGGTATCTTGAATGCGGAAGAACTTTCGGTGTTCCTAGGAGATGTGAAGTATATCCGTTATGGAACAGACAGGGAAGAGTGGAGCAAGGAAAGTCAGCTTGACTATATAAATGAAAGCATATTCGATGGAATAAAGACCTCCTATGTTACGGTAAATACGGTAGATATTCTCAAATCCGATGCAGAGGAACTTTCCAAATACTTCGATCATCTATACAGGACACTTGCACCGCAATTCAAATGTGACGGTATTGTCATAGAAGTCAACCGTTCCGTAACAAGACAGAATCTTGGCAGGCTTCCTAATGGAAATCCACGATATGCGATTGCATACAAAGATCCTCAATGGTCAGAACGCGAAGAAACGATTCTCCATGATATAGAATGGGAAGTGTCAAAAGACGGTGTTTTGTGTCCTGTCGGACTGATAGAGCCTGTTGACTTATGCGGTGCAACCGTTGAAAGATGTACCCTCTACAATGCAAGGTATGTGAAGGAAAACCATTGCTGTCAAGGTGCGGAAGTTGTGATATGCCGTTCGGGAGATGTTATTCCCAAACACTTGCAAACATTACATTTCAATTCGGGAACAGACCCTATCCCCAGTGTATGCCCTATATGCAGCGAAAAGACCGTATGGGATTCAAAAGGCATAACACTTCGTTGTTCCAATCCTGAATGTGACGGAAAGGCACTCTCTGAAATCGTCTATTTCTTCTCTATAATGAAAGTAGAGGATTTTGGCAGACCTACCATAAAGAAGTTCTTTGATTATGGATTGAAATCCGTTTCCGATATCGTGGAAGCGTCTGCGGACAGGATGATGAAGATTAACGGAATAGGAAACGAAACAATATCATCCCTTAGAAAACAGTTCAACAATATCCTGGATAATTCGCAATCATGGTCGCAACTTACAACGGCCCTCAACTGTTATCATGGACAGATAGGAGAGAAAACGTGCCAGAATATCATTGATGCGATGGGAATAAAGACTACGGATGATATGGATAATCTCTATGAAAAGTGCCTAAGAGAACCTGATATGGTGGAAAGTTCATTGGTACAGATAAAGGGTGTCGGCAATGAAATTGCGGTGGCATTCAGAAAAGGGGTTGTGGAGTTCTATCACCGTGATGATTTTCTGTTGTGGAACGTGGGGATATACATGAAGGAAAAGTCAAATATGCCTACTTTTGTGATGTCCGGCTTCCGTGACAAGGAACTTTCGGAAGAAGCGTACAAAAGAGGATGGGAAGAAGTTTCTTCGCTCACAAAAACAACAGACTTGCTTGTCACGTTAGAAAGGGATTCAAATTCGTCCAAAGCGCAACGGGCGAGAAAATACGGAACACGTATTATGTCGAAAGAAGAATTTATGGAAATGATTTATGCCGATAAGGGATGAATTGTGGGTAGATACCCCACGCTTTGACAGAGATGCTATAACAAAGAAGTTTATTAAAGGGAACCAGGCTGCAAAAGGCAGAAGGGTGACGGATGCCCAGAGGGCCATAAACAGGAAAAGTCTTGCAAAGACAAGAAGGAAATGTATCAGAGAAGGAAAATATATTGGTATGAGAAACAGGATAAAATCAGTAATAGCCATTAATATCCGTACCAAGAAATTCCTAAGATTCGATGCCTGTGTCGATTGTGAGAAATGTCTTGGTATGGTAAAGCGTTCGTGCGGAAACTTCTGTAACGGAAAGGTAGGGAAAGACGGTCACAGATGGAAAGACTGGCTTCTCTACTGGGAGAAAGATACGGCTTGGTTCGATAAAGTTTGAATTGAAAAATGAAACCTGACAAGTATTTTTATAGGGAGGGCAATTGGTATCATTTCGGACTTCCCTATACCACACAAATGACCTTCTATCTTAGTGACGTGCTTAAATGTAAGCTGAACAACGCCAACAAGGAATGGTATGTGGAAGCTACGATAACCAACATACAGAGAATAAAACAGTTCATTCAGAAAGAAGGTCTTGTAGAGGGCAGATTCACACCTCCATCCGACATAGAACTTCGTCCGCACAGGGATGAATATACGGAGGAAGAAGTAGGAATGATGTCACGGACAATGGGATTGAACAAGAATCCGCGTCCGTATCAGGTGGAAGCCATCACCTATCAGATAAACCACGGAAACAGTATCTGCGGCCTTGGATGCGGATGCGGCAAGACACTTACCGAAATCTATTATGCCGAGATATGCGGGGAGTTTCCTGTACTTGTGATATGTCCGTCCACCGTCAAGGCGGGATGGAAACGTGAATGGAACGAGATAAATCCCAATCGTACCGTATCAATCATTGATGCCACAGATAAGGAACATGATTTTTCTGCCGATGTGATAGTGATAAACTATGAATATCTCTATGCAAGGGGCGAGAAAGCCAAGAAGAAAGGTATTCAGTTACGGTTTGACAAGGAGTTCAAGAAAAAGAAATTCCAACTGGCAATCATTGACGAGATACACTTCTGTAAGTCGGGTGATGCGATGCGCTCCAAGGCCGTGAAAAAGATTGTTTCAAAGATTCCCGTCGCACAGGGGTTGTCGGGAACAATGGTGCAATCACGTCCAAAGGAACTTATATCAATCCTTAAGATATTAGGACGGTTCACCGATTTGTTTCCCGATTTGCAGTTCTATTATGACAGGTACTGTAACCGTAAAATGACCTTTTTCGGACAGAACATAGACGGTCACAGTAATACGGAGGAACTTAACAAGGTCCTTTCCCATTACTGTTACATATCCAAGGAAAAACGGGATATATTGAAAGACCTTCCTCCTATTACGGACACATACGTTGAATGTGACTTCAAGAACATGAGGGAATATAGGAAGGCTGAAAATGACCTTATATCCTATCTGTCGGGAATAGACAGTGAAAGGGCCGAAAGTGCCATGGGAGCACAAAGTCTTGTTCTTCTGTCCGTGCTGAAAGAAATCTCCCTAAACGGGAAAATGGATTTTATTGTAAAGTTCTTGCAGGAATGGGCGGAAGCGAATGCAGATTCCAAGATGCTTGTGTTTGGAATACGAAAAGAACCTTTGAAAAGGTTGTGGGTGGAATTTATGAAATCCTCTGTAATCATAACAGGTGATGATAATCTGCAAACCAAACAGAAGAAAATAGAAGAGTTCGGTGACAAACAGTTCCTGTTTGCCAATATACAGACAATCGGAACAGGTGTTGACGGATTGCAGAAAGTATGTGATACAATGGCTTTCATTGAATATCCCGATACCCCCGATATGATGGAACAGGCAAAATCACGTCTTGAACGATCCGGGCAGAAAAACAATATCACCGTATTGCATCTAATGTGTTCCGAAACCATTGACAAGATGCAATGGGATATGTTGCAGAAGAAAGCTATGGTGGCTGATTCTATCAACAAAGGAAGTTTTGAGGGTACGGAGTTCAAGGACTTCAATCAGTGTATAATTGACAGGATAAGGAGGAGATCGGATGATTGAAAGGTATGTATGGGATATTTACACGGACGGTTCATGCAATTCAAAGAGCCGTCTTGGCGGATGTGGTGTCTACATGGTAAATAAGACCACAGGAGAAGAGATTTTTTTTCGGGAAGGGTATTGTAACACCACAACTCCAAGAATGGAAATGAGGGCAATTGTAAACGCTTTGGAGTTGCTTCCAAAGGGTAATCCTATCAAGGCCAGGATAGTATGCGATTCTGAATTTGTAGTAAAGTTCATGAATCATCATATATCACGATGTCTTAATGATGGAAAGAATATTACAACGGATTACAGCAATTTCGATTTGTGGAATGAAATCCTGTTGCAGTTACGAAACCATCCGCTTGCAAAAGTAGGGATAATGTGGCTTAAGGGAGGTTCACACCAAAAGGATGAGGTAAGTGATGATGCAGTGGGGAACAATATAGCGGACGGACTTGCCAATTATAAGAAATTTAATGATAACGAAAGAATTAGGGATTTATGATTGTATTAAAAGAAGGCGAATGTGGCGGCAAACGGTTCCGTGCCACATTTGAGGAACATATTTATTTTGACTACATTGCAGGACGTGAATATGCGTGCATTACAAAGGTACAGGTTCAGAGAAAGTTCCTTTGGTTCAAGTGGTTTATTACCATTAAGGAATGGAATGTTTTCCTGCAAGGCAATGAATCTATCGAATGTGATGCAGACAATGATGTAGAGTTCATTAAGAACGAAGCAATAGAATTGTTTGATAAAATAGTCAATCCTTATGGCGCATAATCTGTTTGAATATCAGTTCATCCTCTATTTCGGATTTCCTGCCAAACCATCCATGAAAAGGATAATGGAAGAACTTCTGTCGGATAACATAATAGCTGTCAGATTCGGAAGGACTTCCATAAAGGTAAGTGCATTTATGGAACAGCCAGGACAAGAGAAAGTGATAGAGAATGAGATTATGGATTATTGCCATAGGAAAGAATGGAATATTGAGAAAGCAAAAGTATTCAGTAGTAAATTCATAAGAAAACCAGCATGAAAAAGACGAAACTTTACATCCCCATATTCACGAAAGAGGGGAAAATCGGTACAAGCGTGGTATGTGCCAATGATATCAAGGAACTTGAAGAGATAATGCCGGACTGGGAAATACTGTCGCTCCATCTTCAAGCGGAAAGAATGAAAATGGAAGAAAACAGTGAATACGTTCCACAGCCCATGAAACTGATGATGGACAAGGATAAGTTTGCATCCATCATGAAAGAAGTAAGGAGAAAGGCACCACATAATCCCCTTACGCATCTTGCATTGAAAGTGCAGGGTAGCATGGATTCCCTTCCTATTTGTCTGATTTTTCCAAGTAAATAAAAAGAGGTTATGGTTTAATTAAATATTAAAAATGATTAATAGTGTATTATATATTAAATAATTATGTATATTTGCACTATGAAATCAAATAAGGTATTAAAAATATTGCAAATTACAAGACCTACTTTGACTAAATATGTCAAAGTAGGTAAAATCAGAGTAACGACAAAGCCTAATGGGTTCTACGATTACAATGATGATGACGTGTATTCACTTGCTGGGTACTCGATGAGGAGATTGACTGTTGCTTATTCGAGAGTTTCAACTAACAAACAGAGGAAAGACCTTGATAACCAAGAAAAATCAATTATCTCTTATTGCAACAATAACGGGATAAGGGTCGATAAGTCGTATAAAGACATTGCAGGAGGAATGAATTTTGACAGAAAACAATTCCTTGAAATGTTTAATGACATCATGGATAGGAAGGTGCAGACTGTCTATATAACCTACAAAGACAGGTTGTCAAGAATTTCCTTTGATTTGTTTGAAAAACTCTTTAAAGAGTTTGGATGTGAAATAATCGTGATAAACAACACGGAAGATGATAAAACAAACGAATCGGAGATTTTCGAGGAGATTATTTCAATGCTTCATTGTTTTGCAATGAAAATGTACTCCAAAAGAAGAAAGGCTAAATTGGAATTGATAGGGAAAGACTTGGAAAATGAGATTAGTCTATAAGTTCAACATAAGGCAGAATGAAGGTATATCGTCCTTGTGCAAGGTTAGCAATAATCTATACAACCAGGCGTTGTATGTATTCAGGGAAACACTTTCTGATAGCGATAAGTGGCTGTCTTATTTTGAACTTGACGTTATAATGAAAAAGACAAAGAATCTTGATGGGGAAATCAATTACAGGCTGTTGAAAGCTCAATGTTCGCAACAAATCCTTAAGGTACTTGATAAAAGCATCAAAGGTTACTACAAGTCAGTCCAAGACTATAAAAAGCACCCGGGTAAATATAAGGCAAGACCACACCTCCCCAATTACAGGAAAAGAGGTTCTGAGTTCAACTTATACTACCCGAACCAAAGCTGCCAAATCAGGAACGGGAAAATCATCCTTTCAAAAGAACTCTCGATAGACATCCCACAATACGAGAAATATTCTGACTTGATAAAGAACTTCAAGCAGGTCAGAATAAAACCGTTAATGCGGGGTTATAAGGTTGAAATTATTTACGAAGTAAAGGATGTCGAGGTTCGTAATAGAAAGGAGAAGGTCGCTTCCATAGATTTGGGGATAGACAATCTTGCCACCCTTATCAGTGAAAATTCAGCTATCCTTTTTAGCGGCAAATTTATTAAATCATATAATCAGTTTTTTAATAAAGTAGTTGCCAAACTGAACAGAATCAAGGATTTACAAAAGATAAAAGGGATTACAAAACAAATAAAGAAATTACACTATGACAGAGATAATTACCTAGAAGATGTTTTTCATAAAGTCAGCAGAAAGATAGTTGATTTGCTTGTTGATTCCAATATAACTAAATTGGTTGTAGGCTATAATAAAGGGTGGAAACAGAATATTGACATGGGTAAAAGAAACAATCAGAAGTTTACCCAAATTCCTTTTGCGAGATTGATTAGTTATTTGGAATACAAATGTGAATTAGCTGGAATCGAGATAATTACCAACGAAGAGTTCTACACCTCGAAATGCGATTCTTTAGCATTCGAGGTGATAGGAAAGCATGATAGCTATCTTGGTAGAAGAAAGAAGCGAGGTCTGTTTCAATCTTCAACAGGCAGAATCATCAATGCTGATGTAAATGGTGCATTGAACATCATGAGAAAAGTATTCGGTGATTCCTGTGAATCAGTTCACAGGATAATTGATAGAGGGTTGTTGTTCAACCCAATAAGGATTACAAACGTGTTTGATAAAATGCGTTTGGAAACTTATAAAGAAATGTAATGGATTTTATCAAATTTATTAATCTTTAGAACATGAATAAACAATGTTTTGCCAAAGGTACGCTTATCGCTACATTAGTAGACGGTAATATGAAAATGGTTCCCGTAGAGGAACTTGACACAAAGAATTATGTACAGGTATATGCACTTGACAGAAACGGTGAACTTGTCACAATAGAGGGTTCGGCTTTCCCTACTTATGCGGGTTCTGAAATCATTGATATGGAATTTGACAATGGATTCCATTTTATCTGTACGGAAGATCAGCCGTTACGGCTGGAACACATGGACACCTACTGCCCTGCCTTTGTTTGTGAGGGGGAATGTATTGAAACATGGGGTATTCCAGGCGATGGGGAAAGCAATCATTTGAGAGTGAAATCAATAACCCATCATTCAGATATGCAAATGTATGACTTTGCAGCCAAGGAACTTGATGATCATTCTATTCTTGTAGGAAATGAGGATGGAATTTGTATCTCAATATTTGTATAATCCAAACACAATCCATATATTTGCACTGTCCGAATAGGTAGAAGTATTTGGGCAAAGAGTTAGTTAACGGTTGTCCTTAATGTAGGAACAGTAGCTGATTATAATAAAAGTCGGATGATGGACCACAGGTAAATGCTTGTGGTCCATTTATTTGTATAATACTAAAAAACTTTTTATAAAAATTTTTGTAGTTTTTCTTTGTGAATTTAAAATAACTTCCTATCTTTGCAGCGTTCCAAGAGAGGAATAATATACATTTCAAATTTGTTTATTGTTATTTCATAAATGAGTTTAATAATAATTGTTCGTTTAGTGCGTTCGTTTACGGTATGTGACATATAGAAACGAACATAAACATTTGCAAATCGAATGTTTTAGTAATGTTACGTTCAATAGAAGGGATGTTGTGAAACATGTACTTCTTTTACTTTGATAATCTTTATCTTAACATCAACATAAATTCTAGTTTAATCGCAATGCCGTCATTGAAGGGTGACGTGAGGTGAAAGTCCTCCGTTTTATAGACGATGATGGGAGATTGAAAACCAATCTCCCATTGTTGTATATGTGAAATAGAAAAATTACCTTTGTGGCAATATAACACAACGAATTATTAACCAATAAAAATTTGGACAACATGCAACAGGAATTTAATCCACAGGCAGCCATGCAACAGAATGGCGGTCAGCAACAGCAACAGAATCCCGAAGAAAAGTTCTTCAACGAAATCATTCAGAAATGGAAACAGTCCAAAGGTGGCACTGTATCATTCGATGCGGAAGCCGGATTCCGTGACGGACTGGGAAGCGGCATCAAGCTGGCGGCAGTAAACCAGCAGGTGTTGATGCACGATCAAAAACTTTTCCCTCTCTATTCAATGCTAGTATCCAAGCATCTTGACGAAATAGAGGAAGCGGAGAAGAACGACAAGTCGGGAGATACAACGACAAGTATTGCTGAAAAATGTATGAAAACCGCCACACATCTTGCAAAGGTATATGGTGACATATTCAATACGGAAGTACGCGAACTTGTGGAAGAAGCCAAGAAAGGAATGTAATTATGACTGATAAGGAGCGTAAGGATTTGCTAAGGGATGCACCCGATTTTGTGCAGCTTGCAGAACCCTATCTGCAAATGAAATACCTGGATTATGAAATGGCAAGACAGAATCTTGACAACTGTCCTGACAGGTATTTCATCTGTACGAATGATCAAGGGACAAATGTCCGTGTGGACTTGAAATCCCCCAACGTGAAAGGACTTCTTGCCAACAAGGGTTGTTCCAAGGAGGATATAGATGATGCGCTGGAGATAAAGAAGGAAATTATTACGCCCCTTACGATACGATGCAACGAAGCATATAAAACATATTGTGCCGCTTTCGACTTAAGCAACAGCAAGAAGGGGGCAAAGGATTCCTCTCTTGCCCCATTGCTCCTGGACCTGTTCGGCTCTTACAATTCCATTACGGACGTACAGAAGGTATGCCGTAAACGTCATGGATATATCATGTCGGAAGGTGAACTGAAAACATTCTATAACAAGAACAGGCACCTTATAGAGCAACGTAGAACCAAATACACTATTGAATCCAAGAATTACAAGGTTGCTACCGAAGCTGGCAGACTTGAAATGCTCAATGACATGCTTACCGATTTCAAGATAAAGTACGATAACTTCATTGAGTTGAACAAGGATAAGGATGCCGTGGCAATGTCAAGGGAGATTCGGGCCATCCTTGAACAAGCACGCAAGGAAGTGAAAGGAAATGAACTCAAACTTACCGTTGACGGACGTATCGACATCAATGCCACGCTTCATGGTAAGGAGAATATATCCCGTATCATGCGTGATATCCCTATTAATTCCCTTGTCGTGGGTATGGTGGGCGCAAAACAGGGGATGAACCCTGTGATACTGATGTCACAGCTTTCTTCCTCCTATTACAAGGACTTCAACGGATTTGGAAGCAATATCCTTGATTCAAATGATGTGGTATTGCCTGGGGAACTTATCAAGTCTGCAAATTGGGATGATTTGAGGGAGAAAAACAAGGCGTTCCTGTCTGAAATGAAAAGTAAGCCCGAATACGAATATACCGATTTTGAGGAACAGTCTGCGGCTGAAAGAAACAGGGAGAAACTTCTCGAAAGAATAAAGGCACTAAAAGAACGGCAATCCTCTATTGAGGACTGATTGTGTGTTCACAAATTGATTTTTCCATTCATTCTGAATCCTGTCAGTTGTGAAATTGACAGGATTTTCCTATTTTTGACACAGATAGAATTTAAAAATCAATAAATTATGTATCCAAATAGAGTTGCATTATCTGACGACAAAGGGTATACAAGTATCGTAAGTATAGCCCGTGCAAAGGAGATAGGAACATTGCAGGAGGACTTTTCAATAGGGGGGGTACATTCCTGATCATACCCCTTACAGCAGGAACAATCAAAGTTCATTTTGTCGGTGAATCCGCTTTGGAGGACACCTACACCATATCGGAAGCAGAAGTGAACGCTTCCATGGGATATCCGATCCCCTATCTCGTTGACAAGGTTTTCAAGGACGGAACGACTGCCCAATTCAATATCGGTTATTAAATAGGGGGGGGTATAAGATGAGATGGCAGCAAGAAAGAAATCGTTTTATATCATTCCGGGAGCGTATTCTATGATTGGAATCGGAACTATTTTCAGACGAAGGGCAGGAAGCGGTGGACCGCTTCCGCCTGATTATGCGAAATGGGTGAAAGAACACATGGTGTTCTGGTACGATATGTCAAAGCCTGTGGATACTTATGCGGAAAACTTTAATAACTGGAGAACGCATTCCTTTGTAAATGCTGATATAATTATAACAAGCACCTCATTTGTTATAACTAGATTTGCTACACTGAACGATACAGTAAAATGCTACATTCCTGACCAAACAAAAAATTTCCCAGGAATGAAAGTGGAAGTGAAAGGTATAGTTGACGGTCAGGAATTATACTGGGGATATAGTGCTAATGTAAAATTAGTTAATATTACATCAGACGGAACCTATGATATTCCGCCATTGGAAACTGTAAAAGGTAATCTGTCATTCAGAAACGGCAATATTGTCGGTGCTTGTAACATTACCATCACCCAGCTACCGTCAGGACAATCCGTTCCCACAAACGAGATACTAAAAGCCAATCCATACCTGCAAGACCATAGCGGAAACAACAGACCGCTTAAATTGAACAATTTCCTATTTGCTGCAATGAGCGGTGTGGGAGGGTATGAATATAACTGGCTTGACAGCGCACTATTTATCACCTATTTAAGTGGCGCAAGAGGTGATGGAACGATAACAGACAATACTATTACTATAAATAATGTAAAAGTAAGTAGTGGAGTCATAGAAACTAGAGTAAGTTCTCCGTCTAAAAAATACAAGGTAAGAGTAACAGGTATTACATCTAATGAAACATTGAGATATGTAGTATATGGAGATACATCATTAGGTGAATTGGCAACGATTATATTTGATATGAAAAAGGATGGAGAGTACGAATTACCTGCTTCCACATATTCCGCTACATATAATATGAAATGGCAAGTTATAGCAGCTTCCTATCCTCATACCTGTAATATCACAATTGAGCAAATCCCATCCTATCCCAACGCCCTAGTGACAGACGGAATGGATGATTACGGACAGGTGCAGAACTTGCAACAAGGGGTGAAGGTGTTGTTCTATACTTGTAATAATTTTAGGCTATCCCAAATTCTATATGACCAAAGAAAAGTTGGATATGATAAAATACAATCTAGTTATTTTTCAATTTTTACTGAAGCTAACACAATAGCCTATAATGCTCGTAATGTTGATGGAAAAACATATATTGATGGAGTATTAAATGAAACTACTATTGCAGATAATCTTCTTGGAAAGAAAACAATTATAACAATAATAAATAGTAGTGCTAACAGTGAAAGAACTGGAAAACCATCCTTCTTTTCTACATATAATAATTTGGGTTATTTTGCAAACCTAGCTTTCTACAACTCCATAGGATTCGATTCAGTTCCCACCAAGGAAACTGACGGGTTCACCGAGCAGGATTTAATTAATTATGTACTTGAAAATTTGATAACAAAATGAGATACATTATAGTAACAATAGAATGGTGTATGGAACATGGGATTGTTCCACCCATCCACGCAAGAAGAAGTGTTGACGGAACAATGATCCTGTTACACGAGGATTTTGTCGCACCCGTATTGGGAGATGAAGAGATTTCTTCCTATCTTTACGACAGCAATGAGTTAAGTGAAATTTTAAACAGCGAATCATGGAACTTGAACTTAGACGAATAGCAAGAAAGGAAACCTATACAATAGGAAAACTCTCCATTGACGGGAAGGACTTTTGCGACACAATAGAGGACAGGGATAGAGGTCTTTCCCAGGAGATGCCCGAACATAAAATCAAAGAAATAAAGGTGTACGGACAAACTGCAATTCCTACTGGAAGATATAAAGTGGACATGAATACCGTTTCCTTGCGATTTAAGGAAAGATCATGGGCAAAACCATACGATGGTAAGCTGCCACGTTTGATTGGCGTACCGGGCTTTGAGGGTGTTCTTATACATCCTTTGAACACTGCACAGGAAAGTTCTGGATGTATCGGCCCTGGAATCAATTCTATTGTAGGAAGGGTTATGAACAGTACAACTACCTTTCATAACCTTATGAAAAGATTGCTTGCTGCAAAAGACGATATCTATATCTCCATCAAATAACTTTACCATATCTTATTTTTGTTTTTTAGTTGAAATGGGGTGCTTCGTAATGGAGTGCTCCATTTTATTTAAATTATTTGCTATTTTATTTGGTGAAAATTTAAATAATATCTATATTTGCACCACAAAATTAAAATCAAATTTAAACAATCGTAGAATTACCCTATTATGAGAAGTTATAATATTACAAATGGGAAATTTGACATAGACAGACTTCACAGCATTTTCCTTAACGGTCTTGACGGGGAAAATGATGATGCGGTGTATTTTGGAAGAAGAGCCGGATATTCCACCCTGTTTGCCTTCCAGTTGATAGGCATTGCGGAACTTGACCTGTACAACTTTAAAAAGCAGGATAATCCTATATGGATTGCCACCGACAAACCTATATCATGGGTTGAAAATATAAGAGCGGTCATAAGATATGTATGTGAACGTGAAGGAATTTCGTTTATTGAATCACCGAATAAATCCATGTTCCGTTTCGCAATAAAAAGTACCATATTTGATTTTATGAGATATGACAATCCTAATGACATAGACACTGCAAAAGGACCGAAAATATACCCTATTACCGATAATGACTGTTGTTTCCAATGGTATGATGCAATGGATGGGAATATAGACAAGCGTATTTTTTGACAGCGTTACGAAGGCTTATTCGGCAAATGGAATGGGTTTTTATTTCAAAAATCTATAAACTAGAGATATATGTATAAACTGATTAATCCGCAGGGCAATGAAAAGTGTTTCAAGTCTGTGTATGAACTTGATGATTTTATAGGAGGGTTCATACACACAAAAATTTTCAGGTTATGGTCTATAAGAAATTCGTTGCCCGGAAGTTTCAATCATAATGGAAAGGAGGTGGTGAACACGCTAGTAATCAAAAAATTCCTGTCCGAAAAAGGTTATAGAATCGTTCGGACATAAACCAAAACATTTATCTTTGAATCCGTGATATATGATATGGGAATCGGATACCCTGTTATTATTTACAATATTAACCCGTTATACTTTTAATTATATTTTTTGGACGGGGATTCATTTGTCCTGTCATATTCACGGATTTATCGTTTAATTTAAAATTTTGATAACATAATGAGAACAACAGGAGCAAACGGACTGGAAATGTTTAATGAGGTTTTGCCTGCATTGATAACATTCGGGGATATGGCTTCCACACCGGAAGAATTTGAGAAGAATTTCGATACCATGATGGACAAATACGAGCATCTTAAGGATGATGTGAAGTTCGTAAAGGTGTACAATGAAGATGATGTGGAAAAGAAATATCCCACATACAAACTGTGGATTCGCCCGGCAGAAATTATATTTAGTGAATAACGGCCATGATATACAAGAATTTTTCCTATAAAAAGGGTAACGCTTTCATAGATCACATGAAGAACAACAGTGTCCTGTACACTCTTGAACTTTGTCGTGACAACAATATCTTCTTTGAGGATGAAACGGAAAAGATAGAGGAAATGCTTGAAATGCCACGTGAGGACATTATTGTCCTGATACCGGGAAAGAACATATCTTCCGTGGCACTAGGAAAGATAAGTGAGGTTTTTACAAGCAAGGAAAGCGTTCTGATACGTCCTATCGGTCTGTTTTATGGAATGAGGGTGGACATTGAGGAAATAACCACGAAATCTTTGTGGATGAAAATGCCCAATTTCCTGTTTGATACGGCACTTTTTATATCGTGGCAGGGTCTTACTAGGGTGATGAGGAAAACGGGCATAAATGACCTTGATGTTTATCTCCCGTGACATTAAGGAAGTGTTTCCGTTCCTATTGAGGAAGTAATGAGGAAACGGTTGAGGAAGTGTTTGAGGAAGTGACAAAAATATTTTTGAGGAAGTGTTTGAGGAAGTTGGGGAAAAGATGATGATGTGAATGATGAATGAGGAAGTGAAACAAAATATACTGATAAAGTATTTGAGGAAGTGAAATAAATTATTAACCATAAAAATTTGAGGAAAATGAATTTAGAATGTAAAATCAACTATTACGTGAACAATGTGGATGGTGAATCGGTAAAGACATCAAAGACCGTCCTTGTAATGGACCCTGCAAACTATACGGAAGCTGAAACGCTTGCGATGAAACATACTTCCGTGATAGAGAAAGAAGAAGATGTGTCAAGTGATACAGGTGAGTTCTGGGTGTTCCCGATACGTGAGATGAAAATAAACACATATCTTCCCAAATCCGAAAAGGGTGGGGGAGAAGCTGACGGGGCATGGTACCTGTGCACCTGTGAATATATGGAAGAGGTGAAGGGCAAAATGAAATCGCGGACACACAAGGTCCTGTGCTTCGCTTCCGATTCATCTCTTGCATCCGAAAAGGCGATTGAATCTGCCAAGGAGATTATCGGGGTAGGGAAGGAGTGCACCTGTAAGGCAATCAAGAAAACCGAAGTCAAGGAAATCATTATGGCGGAGGCGGGGTTGAACCAAACGGGAGGCCAGGAATAGCAGATTCCCCTCTCCTATCGAAAATTTGTGCAACACTCTCTCGTGCCCCCCCTGGGGGTGCACCAGTCGGGCACCTCATGTGTCCGACTTTTTTACTATCAATCGTCTAGGACCAGGACTAGGACCTCTATCACAAACGCCCTATATATATAATAAGGTGTAATATACATGTACACAATATATACCGTATCAAAAACCGAAATTTTTGATAGTTCATAACTCACTCAATTTCAACGTTTTACCTATCATTAAACATTTATTAACAAAAATAATTTCCCGAAATAGTTGTTATTTCGGTTTTTATCCTTAC